CGCGATACCTGCGGACAGGAGCACAATGGAGAGGGAAATGAGCAAACGCGAGGATCTGCTGCGGCGCATCCGGGCTCTGATGGCAAAAACCACGGAGAACGGCTGCACCGAAGCGGAAGCCGCGATGGCTGCGGCCCACGTCGACCGGTTGATGGGCGAGAACGATGTCGATCTGACGGATCTGGAAGTGCGGGATCAAACCTGTATCCAGATCAAGGTTCCGACCGGCACCGGCAAATGGCATCCGGTCGAACAGGTCGTTGTCGCCGTGGCGAGTTTCACTGATACGAAGGTCTGGAAGACTGAAGGCCGGCTGAACACGGACATCAACTTCTTCGGCCTGGCCACGGATGTCGAGATCGCGGAGTACCTGACCTACCTGTTCCGGCGTGCCTTGGAGCGGGAAACCGCTGCTGTCGGCATGCTGGACTTCAACTGGCAGCGCATGACGAACCTGCAACGGGCGAATGCCCGCGAGAGCTTCGGCCTCGGCATGGCCAAGCGCCTGTCGGAGCGGCTGAAGGAGCTGAAGTCCAAGCGGGACTGGACCACGGAACACGCGACGGGTCGGTCGCTGATCGTGGTCAAGGGCGCGGTTGTGACGGAGCAATACGCGAAGCTGAACCTGAACCTGACCTACGGCGGGGGCAAGGCAATCCGCGACCCGAACGCCTTCCGGGACGGCCAGAAAGCCGGCGACCGGGTGACGATCCAGCAGGGTGTCGGTGACAGCTACGTGGCGCCCAAGGAAATCGCCTGAATGGAGGGGGCCGCGGCCCCCTCCCCTTCCCCCTCTCCCCCCGCCTGATGACGGCCACGGTGACACCTGGCCGAAACCCCTGGGTCGCGGGAAGTCGAAAAACCCGTCTGCACAAGGAGAAAAACGATGTGGGAGACATTGGCCTATGGCCTGCCGATCGTCGGCGCGGTCTGGAGCCTGGCGTACTGCCTGGCCGCCAGGAAGCGCAGCCGGAGGGCGAAGCCGTGATGGGCTCGACAAGAAGGCCATGGATCGTTCGCGGCGAGGCTGACGACAGCGCCGACGCGGACACCAAAGCCCTCGGCATCGAGCCGGCCGAGGAAGGGACCGAGGGTGGGGGCTGGCCCTACTTCCTTCGGGAAGACCGGGAATTCGAACCCGGCCACGGCCCCCATTGGATCGCGCACGGCATCCAGAACCTGTCCGATGCGCGGCTGCTGTGTCGGCTGGCCAACGCCGAGCCTGGCCCGGAGTTCGCCAGCTGGGCATTGGCCAAGGCGTACCTGGCCGAGCGGGACTGGCGCTGCATCAACGAAGCGGCGCACCGCTACCGCTCGGCCGACAACAAGCGGGAAGCGCGGATCTTCCCGATCACGCTGGGCCGGGCTCTTGTGATTGTGGACCTACCGGTCCCGCACGTGTGAAATCGCGTGAGGGGCGCCAGCCCGGCGCCCCTCTCTTGGGGAGGGAGCCATGGTTTTCTGTGTCCTGATGTTCCTGATGACGGCTGTTCCGGTCGCCTGCCCCTCTGTCGCGGCGCAGCCGGTGCCACACCCTGGAGACCCGGTTGCGATAGCGCCGGCCTGCGCGCCTCGGCCCGGCCTGCGGCCTGGAACGCCGCGCCGGGAATGCAAATAACCTCGCCTGACGAGGCCGCCTGACCAGCGGCCGAAACGGCGCCGTCCGACATCGGATGGCGTCTTCGCGAGAGGTCACGACGGCGACAACCGCCGCACACCCTCTGGCACTGCACGATGGAGAGCAAGGATGAGTTGGAAACCCGAAGTGATCGCGGATGGGTCCGGCCAGTTTGTCGGCAATCAGCTCCGTTTCGCCACCAAGGAGGAAGCGGAAGCCAATGCCGAGAGCCTGTCCAAGCGCTGGGTTCTGGTCCTGGACTGGCGCGCCACGGAGAGCACCGATCCGGTGAACTACGCCTGGCGCGACGGCACGCTGGTGTCCCTGTGAGCCGCCGGACGCGGGTGTCGGCCAGGCGCTACTCGGAGGAACGGGTGCGCATGGCTCTGCGGGAGATGCACGAGACCGGCTTCGGGCGCATGTCGCGCTCGGAGCAGGCCGTCATCGTCTCGTATGAGCGGGGGCTGAGCCCATGCCCTACGTGACGCGGCACCATCGGCTCAAGCGCCCGCAGCTCGAGGCTATCAAAAAGCTCTGGCTGCGAAGCCCTGACGGCGAGACCAGCTACCGGATGTTCCGGAGCCGGTTCTACGACAGCCGGATGATGGGCTGCGTCATGGGCCGCTGGTGCGGCATGGACATCGGCATCGAGGCCGATGGCCACACCCACACCTGACCGACGACGGGCCGGTTCCCGACAGGGGCCGGCCCGTTCTGTCTGCGATCACAGAACGAGGGGAAATGAGATGACGACGAGAGCAACGTACATCGTCGGCGACATGCTGTTCTACGCGCACCATGACGGCTATCCGACCGGCGCGGCCGAGCGGTTCGCCCGGATGATCGACGCCTGGTACGTGCCGACCGACAGCCACCTGATGGAGGCCGCGGAGCACCCTGCCGGTGGCCTGGCCTTCGCGTTCATCCGGGGCAACCTGGATGTGCAGCTGGCCAACAGCCTGAAGGACCACGGCGACGCCGAGTTCGCGTATGTCGTGGGCCAGCGGGAAAGCGGCAAGATCGAGGTCACGGTCCGGAGCCGGGAGAGCAAGGAACCGGATCGAGGTGAACTGTCCGAGTGGATGGCGCACCAGCAGCGGAACCTTCGGAATGACCTGGCCACGTACTGGACAGACCACCCGGAGGATCGGCCGAACGACGTGAACGACGGCCGCTATACGATCATGCAGCAAGCGGCGCTCGACGCAGCGGAAGCGATCCCGCTGATCGTCCGGATCGAGCGGCGCGAGCATGCCGGAACCGAGCCGCGGATCGTCTATGCGACGATCGACCAAGCGGCCCGGATCAAGCACCGGCACGCGGTCGTGGCGAGCCGCATGGGCGAGTTGGCCAGCCCTGATGGCAAGAAGGCCGAGCAGCGGCGCATGCGCGAGGTGTTCCTGGCGATGCAGGCCGCGATCACCCTGGCCGAGGCTGTCGGTCTGACGGCACCGAAGCTGGAGACCGCCGAAGCGAACTGAAGGGAGGGGGCGAAAGCCCCCTCCTCCTATCCGCCTGACGAGTGCCTGGTCGGAAGCCAGGACGAAACCGGAAACGGTCGCGGGATCTTCCGCAATGCACAATGGAGAGCACAATGGATTACCGAATCGAGATCCACCCGGACGGGCGAAAGGTCGAGAAATTCGGCGAAAACGCCAAGGCGCCGACGCTGGAGGAAGCGCAGGCGTTCGTCGGGGGCTGGATCGAGATCCAGACCATCCGGCTCGAAGGCCAGTCCGCCCAGATGGTCTTGAACGAGGAGGGCAAGCTGATGGACCTCCCGGTCAACCACCTGGCGACAGCCCTGTGGCTGGCCCAGGGGCACGCCGACGCGATCGTTGGCCCGGTCCTGCTGCTGACCGGCAAGGCGAGGCTGAAGTGATGGCCCGGCCGAAAGGTCCACCGGACCTGAAAGCCCTCGCCGACCTTGGCCTGAGCATGGCCGAGCAGACCATGCGGACCAAGGGCAGGCTGAAGCCGAGCCAGATCTATGCGGTCGACGGCGAAGCGAACCTCTACGTCATCGATTTCGAGATCGAGCAGTCGGCGATCCTGAAGGACATCTCGGCACTGAAACTGCGGGCGTTCTTCAAGGAAAAAAAGGTGGAGCGGTACGTCTTCGTCACCGAGGTCTGGTATCGCGTCGTCAGGACGAGAACACCGGAGGAAAGGCTCGCCGCCGCCAACAGTGTGCCGCCGTCCCAGGCGCCGGATCGGATGGAAGCGATCATCGCTGTCGGTCAGGACCGGCAGGGAACGGTCGAGTTGTGCCGGCCGATCCTGCGCACCGAGGGCGGGAAGTACCGGGGCCTCGGCGAGCCCGAGACCATGGGGGACGTGTCCGTCGGCCGGTTCGCCAACATGCTGCCACGGGACGCCCTGCAATGACCGACACCGATCTTGTCGGGATCATCAACACGAAGCTCAACGAGCTGCTGTCGGCCCTGATCCAGGTCCGCGGGGGCCAGGAGTTCGTGAAGTTCGCGGAGCAGTTGCGCGAGCGGTCCGCCAAGACGGCTGTGTTTGGCCTGAAGGGCTATCAGAACAGCGTGATCATGGACGCCGTCGCGGACGCAATTGATCCGCCCAACGGAAAGGAAAGCTGACATGAAGAAAATCACCCTCCGAATGGAGGTCGACGACAAGGTCGAGCGGGCCGAGGTCGACAGCCTCTACGACGCCGGCAGCCAGGTGGCGTCGTTCATTCGGCACCTGGACCTGGAGAAGCACACCGACGCCGAGATCGGGATCACGGTGACGATCGAAGACAAGCCCGGCACTGGGTCGAGCGGGGAGTTCTAGCCGAGCGCGCAAGGCCGCCCTGCCGGGAGGAGCAGGACGGCCCTCGCGACCGACTTCTTTGCAGATTTTGCAAACAACGGCCGCACAAGGAGAACTGCACAATGGCAAGAAGGTCAGAACGAACCGACCTCCTGAACCGGATTCAAACGCCGGTTCTGGTGGAGGACCGCACGGTCTGCAACAGCTCCGGGGTCAGCATTTTCATGGCTGCCACATCACGCGAAGCTGAAGACCTGGCGTTCCTGATCAACACGGGTGCCGAGACGGTACGGAACTCCGCGCGGCCGGTGCGAATGCAGGCAGCATTCGTGCCGCGCGACGGCGATGCCGCCCACCGCAGCGGCCACCGGCTGGAGGACAACCCGTTCCCGGTCGACACCCGCGACCACGATCTATGGGACAGCGACTGGGAGTTCCGGCACGACCATTGCGGGCATAGCGCAGCAGATGCCCCCGGCGGGCGTCTCGACCCGGCGAGGAAGCGATGACCGCCCCCTGGCGATACCAGCACGTCGGCGCCTACCTGGCCGCCGTGCGCCGGGCGCACGCCGCGCTGGCAGCGGGCAAGCGCATCCGGATGTGGTGGGGCGACTGGGAAGGGGTCGACCGCGCCGGGTTCCGCAAGGAATTCGTCGCGGCCCTGCACCGGCGCATCACCCGGAAAGTCGAGCCGGACCCGAGGGGCCGGAAAGACAGCCAGGAATACCGGACCGGCATGCTGCGGGACAAATACCGCCTGATCGACAGCGCCCGTCGCATCCGGATCTACGAGTTCGAGACCGACGACTGCCGGCGCCGCTTCGGCGACCGGCTGGCAACCCGTGACGAATAGGAGGCAACCATGAGCGAAAACGAGGCCGCCATGGACCAGCTGGTTACCAAGCTGGTCCATGAACTGACGGCGACCATGCACCGCTGGGGTGACGAAGCCGAGGCCGCCGGCATGAACCCTGACGACCTCGGCCCGCTGAACATGGCCGGGCTGATCGAGATGGCCGGGCGCTTCATCGCCTATGTCGTGGCTCCGACGAGCTACGAGGACGTGAAGGTGAAGTTCGCGGAACGGCTCGACGAAGCCATCGCCCGGCACGCGCCGGACGCCGCCGCAGCCCTCCGGACGCAGCAGACCATCGAGGGCATGAAAGCCAGATTGGCCGCCAGAATCCGGTCAACGCGGGATGGTGGCACAGAGTGACAGAAATCGGCCCCCAAGCCACAACAGCCTGGGGGCCAGTCTAACTGCACAATGGTGGCGCGAGCGCCACGCCGCAATGTCGGCTGCGCATCCGCCGAACACAAGCACCAAAAAAGAGGAGAAGGGAAATGACTGTCCTGAATTCGGGCATCTCGTGGTGTACCGGTACACTGAATCTGACGGTCGGCTGCGACAAGGTCTCACCCGGCTGCGACTTCTGCTATGCGGAAGCCCTGGTCCACAAGCTGTCCAAGACCTTCGGCCCGGAGCCGTTCTCGACGCTGCGGTTCCACCCGCAGCGGCTGCGCGACCTCCGGAAGTTCAAGCCGTTCTTGGGGCCTGACGGGCTGCTGTGCCCGGCGCTGGTCTTCGTCAACTCGCTGTCGGATTTCTTCCATCCCGGCATCCCGGACGACTTCATCCACACGGCTCTGGACACGTTCGAGGAACACCCGACAACGATCCTCCAGATCCTGACCAAGCGGCCCGTCAGGGCTCGCGAGGTGATCGTGCAGCGCTACAAGGGCCGAGGCGTGCCGGACAACCTGTGGTTCGGAACCTCCGTCGAAGACGATCGCGTGGCCGGGCGCCTGAACATCATGCGCAAGGCCAAGGACCGGGTCGGGGGCTTCACCCTGTTCGTGTCGATCGAGCCGCTGATCGGCCCGCTCGACCGCGTCGACCTGACCGACGTGGACTGGGTGCTGACCGGGGGCGAGTCCGGCAACCACTGCCGGGACATGGACTTCGGCTGGCTGGTGATGGCGCACATGAAAACGCGCCTGGCTGGGGGAGCGCTGCACTTCAAGCAGTTCGGCCACCCGCGGAACAACCCGCTGGTCCAGGAAGCAATGCGCCATGGCCGCATGTCGGCCACGGCCGCGTTCGACTGGGTGTGCAAACGGGGCCTCGAGCTGGCTCCCGAGGAGAAGGGTGGGGCGACCTATAACGGCGCCATCATCCGCGAGAAGCCGGCAGCGTATGACCGGGTCAAGGCGAAGCTGAACCTGCAGCCGGCGCGGCTGCTGTGAAAGGAGGACGAGCATGACGATTGACGACGCGATCCGCGAGCACGGCGCCCTCAAGGTCTACCTCGCCTGCGACGGCGGGCCTGGCTGCCCCGAGCGCATGGTAGCGCTCGGCCTGCCCGAGCCGCAGACCATGGACGATGTGTTCCAGGCGATGAAAGCCGCCTATGCCGCCATGACGCCGCAGGAGCAGGCCGAGGAGGACCGGCACGACGACGTTCGCGGCCGATACCTCGCCTCGGCCAGCAAAGCCGGCGTGGGGGCGCCGCGCATGCCACGAGGGAGAGACCGATGAGGACCGTACCCAATCCCGAAGGCTTGCCGGCCATCGTCGGCCGGCGCATCCGGGAACTGCGAAAGCAGCGGCGCATGAGCCTGGAGGAGCTTGCGCAAGCCGTCGGCCGCGGCAAGGCCGCCGTCTCGCGCTACGAGCGCGCCGAGATGGCGATGACGCTGGAGATCCTGGCCTCGCTGGCGTCTGCCCTGAAGACCACGCCGGGCGCCCTGGTGGCCGGCGCGGAGCCGGAGTGCGAGTGCTTCGGCGAGAGCGGCATCTATGCCAGCACGCATGTCCGCGACGGCCGCCTGCGCTGCGACCTGTGCGGGCGACCCGTGCGGACAGGCGCCGTCGATGCCATGACCGTTATCAACCGAGGAGGAGTGATCGGATGAGATACATTGTCGTGTTCGACAAACGACACGGCTGGGCCGTCGCCCACTGGTGGTCGCAATCGCGGCGACCGGACGCGACGCTCCAGGAGGACGTGACCCCGACGTTCCTGGTCACCGGCGAATGGTCGGACAGCCATCTCACCGCCGAGAAGGAGGCCGACCGGCTGAACGGCGCAAAGGAGGCTGATCGAGTGACGAACCCGACCTTTGACGACCTGGAAAACGGGGATCTGTTCCACTGGGTAAGCGCTCGCGGGCCAGGCCGATTCCAGATGGAGAAGATCGACGCGACGCACTATCGGCCGGTCACGGGGCCGAACGCCCTCGATATGTGTCCTGCCGGATCGATGGGCGACAGCCAGGTGATGCGAGCACGACCAGCTGCGCCCGAGCCGAAGGAGGCGAAGTGAGGAAGCCCACGATCTATGAAGTTCTGGTCACGAAACTCGGCCGCGTGCCGACGCATCGTGAACAGTGCGACGAGGTCGCGCGCATCCTGCGTGAGGCTCACATTGAGGCAGACCAGGAGCGCGCGGCAAACGGCACCATGCCGCATCAGCGGAAGAGGTAATCGAGCCATGACAGAGAAGCGCCGTTGGTGGGTCGGTCTGCACCGGACCCTGCTGCAGACCGCCGAAGTGACCGTCGAGGCCGACACCAAGGAGGAAGCCGAAAAGCTGGCCTTGCAGCAAGCGGCTTCGGGGATAAGCGCCACTGAATGGATGGAGCCCAGGGTGAAAGAGACCACCGTGAATTACGCCGAGGAAGCGACCGACTGATCACCGCGGCTGGTCCTGAAACACGGTGATGATCCGCCGGAGGTCTTCGTCGTAGACTACGTACCGCATCGAGCCGTTGATGAAGACGGAGCAGGTTAGCCGGCTCCGTCCAAGGTGTTCGATGATCCCGGCCGTCGACTCTGGTCCAGAAGGTCGACGGCCGGTCTTCTCCTTTCGCCAGCGACGCAGCGCGAGCCGGATCGAAGCCTCGGCCTCGGCACGGGTTGCCTCATCCAGGTCGATTCCGTGGCGCTGCTGCGCCCGGTCGCTGGCATGCTGTTCCGCCCGATCGCGGGACCGGCGGTCCCGAGGTGCGTCGCTCAGGAAAATTCGCGCTGGAGGACGAGGCCGATGTACCTCATCCCCGCCCCGCTCTTGCCGACGGCCTGCCATCGCCGCTCCACCGTTGCATGCATCCGCCGGGTCAGGCCGGCGATGCACCGGTTGATGATCTCGTCCGAGCTGCGGGCAACGCCGGTCGCATGCGGGTGCATGCCGGCCAGGTGCGCCATCACCGTTGGCAGCCCGCGCAGCCGCATGTCGAGGCCGGACCCCTCGGTCAGCACCAGGCCGAGCCGTTCGCCCGGCAGCAAGGGCCGGCGCGCCGCCAGGATCATGCATTGCTCCCAGGGGGAGCCGTAGGCGTCGAAGTCGAAAATGGTGAACGGCGCCAGGTCGATCGAGCGCAGGACGCGCAGGTTGTCGGCGACGAAGGCAAGCCGGTCGTCCCGGTAGAACTGGAGATCGCAGCCGACATAGGAGGCGGCGCCCGCCCAGACGGCGTCATGCATCTCCCCTGCCCCGGCGAAGGCGTCGAAGACGTGGGCCTTGGCCGAGCCGACCAGGTCGAGCACGTTGGCCCGGATCGAGACCTTGGCGGCGCGCGCTGCTGGTGCGCTGTCGGTCTTCCGATCGCGGCGGCCCCGCTCGCCGGCCTCATTCGACCAGGTCCGTCGCTTGGCCGCCGTCACAGCCCGGCCACCGTGCCGAGTTCGACGGTGATGCCCGGCACCTCGCGCATGACGGTCTTCAGCCGCTGCAGCGCCTCGGCCTGCGACGCCAGGGGGCCGCGCACCGAAACCCAGAACCGGTCCTGAACCTCGGAGGTCTCAACCTCCACGACCGGGATTTCGTCGGCAACGGCGTCGTCGAGGAGCGCCTGGGCCTCCTTGTCGTTGAAGCCGACCGCGAGCCAGTCCATTTCGTTGATCTCGCGCAGCAGATCGGCGACCCGGTCGCCGTCATGGGTCGACAGGTCGGACAGCCGGTTGTCGGCCAGCATGTAGGCATCGGCCGTCTTCTGGTCGGTGTCCCACAGCACCACGTCGATATCGGAGAAGCCGGCGCGCTGGGCCGCCTCCAGGATGCCATGGCCGGCGACGACCATGTGATTGGCCGCGCGCACGAGGATGGGTTTGACCTGGTTGAAGCGCAGCAGCGCTGCGGTCAGGCGCTGCATCTGCGCCTCGTCGTGCCGGCGCGGGTTGCGTGGGTTGGCCAGCAGAGCCGTGAGCGGGAGCCGCGTGGACTTGAGCATCACGCCTCGCGGGTGTAGGCGCGCCGCAGGGCGCGATCGAGGGCGACCAGGCCGTGTTGGACGTTGAGCAGCATCGTCAGCTCTTGGCCGGTCCAGCGGGTCGAGAGCAGAAAGCCGGGAAAGACGCCGAACACGGCGATGTCCCGGATCAGGTTCGGCACGTCCAGCATCTTGAACACCCGCTGCCGGCGCTCCTGCGTGCCCTGGGCGGCCTCGCCGTAGCCGGAGCGGGTTCCGTCCAGCCGGCAGACCGTCGGGCCTGTGGGGACGCGCAGCACCGCCGCGTAGAGCCAGGCGTAGTGGCACCCGGCATTGTGCTGGTCGAGGTCGATCAGGCGCCGGCCGAACAGGACGCCGAGGGGATAGGTCGACAGCACCGGGTCGGCGAAGCCCATCATCACGGCGCGCTTGGCCAGCAGCTGGGGCGAAGGCGACGCCGTCACCGTGGGCTGCACCCGATGGGCGAAGCGCCGCAAGGTCTCATAGGGGATCTTGAACCGGCGCTGCACCGAGCGCAGCGAAGCCCCCTCGGCCAGGGCCGCCAGGATCTTGTCGCGTTCGGGATGTCGGTCGAGGCCAGGCGACGGGCCGGGGCGGGTCGTGGGTTCGGCGAGGGCGAGCGCTGTCGACATGGCGTGAATGTACCCAGATTGGAGCCAGTCGGCGATGGAGTTACAAAAGCCGGGACGGCGTAACCCCGGTTGTCACCCCCTCCGTAACCCCGGAGCGGCACCTAATAAATAAATAAAATCAATATATTATATTATATATATATAGATAGGGTTACAGGGTTACAACGATATGCAGGTGTTTATATATATAGGTCTCGTTATCTCTCACACGGTCACTATATATATACCTCCTCGGAAGCTGTAACCCTGTAACCCCTCCCCCGGAAATTCCATCTAAGGCATTGATTCGTCTAGCAAAAAAGGCGGTTACAGAAGGGGTGACTTTGGGGTTACAAAACCGGGCCGAAGGCCCTGAAACGGCCCAAAACAGGGGTCACAGCAGGTCGAGCGCGGCGTCCAAATCGAGGTGCGTGCCGCGCACCTGGAGCTTGCCCGAGGCGTCATGCGGCTTCGGAAAGCGCAGCCCGTTCTTCGACGGTTCGGCGAAGGGCAGCCGCTTCAGCTGGGGCGCCCAGTTGTCCGCCCACGGCGTGTCGCGGAAGATCCGCTTCAAGGCGCTGTGGTCGTTCGCCACCGTGATCACGTGGCTGTCAGCCAGTCCGGGCTCGGCCCGGATGCCGTTCCGGCGCAGTGTCAGGTCGGCGGACTCGGGCGCGATGACCTCGGTTTGCGTCTCCCGCGTGACCCGGCCGTTCACGTCCTCGATCTCGGCCCGGTCGATCCTGGTGTCACGGGTGATGCCGGCGGCGATCATCGCCAGTTCGGCGATGCTGCGGGTGACGTGGCGAAGGTCGCTGGTCTCGACCGTGATCAGCGCCTGCAGCAGGTAGCGCAGGCAACTCTCCTCGTCCCGGTTGTTCAGCGCCTCCTCGATCTCGGACCATTCCTGCTGCTCGACGAACTGCTTGGCGGTTGCCGGCGTGATGGCCTCGTCGCTGTTCAGCGAATAGGCGCCGGCCAGGAGGGTGCCGATCTGGTCGCCGAGGCGGCGCTGGCCGAGGTGGACCGTGATGGCGTCGGCGAAAATCGCGGCGTTGGCGCGGATCACCGGGATCATCTTGACGGATCGGGCCAGGAAGGCGTCGCAGAACGCCGGGGTCAGCAGCGCGTCCATGTCGACGCTGAGCGCGTCCCATTGGCTGCTCGAGCTGCGCCGCTCGTCCTCGGTGAGGTTCGGTGCCGGCGTCAGCGTGAGGAAGCTGATCCGGCCGCGATCGGCCGCCGCCTTGATGCCGGGATTGATGCTGACCAGGGCGAAGCAGCTGCGGAGCGTGAACATGCGGGCGATGCCGCCGGTCGAACCCTTCAGCAGCACGCCGGAATCGGACGATGAGGACCGCATCATCTCCAGGATCAATTGGATGCGCTCCTGGGCGCCCTTGTCGTTGCTCTCGGCCTCGTCGAACAGGATCGGCAAGGCATCGTTGCGCATCTTCTGGCGCAGGCCAGGTTCGGTCGTCGCGCCCTGGACGTGGACGGCGCTCTGCCCCATCAGCGGCAGCATGAAGCGCATGGCGACCGTCGTCTTGCCGGTGCCGGAACCGCCGGTAACCCAGACGTGTGGCCGCCAGGCCAGCGCGCCGCAAATCGGGGCAATGGCGCAGAAGCCGGCCAGGAGATAGGCCGAGACCGGCTTCGCCCAGCGCAGGCGCCGCGCCAGCTTGATGACCTCGCGCGCCTGGGTGACGGGCATGAAGTTGACCGAGGGCGCCTTGATCGCGGCGCCGGCCTCGTAGAGGTAGTAGCTCTCCGCCAGATCGGCGAGCGGATGGATCTCGCCGTCGATCACGCATTGGTTGCCGAGATGCAGGATCGTCCGGCCGTGGTCGAACCAGGCGCCCCGCCCCCGCACCCGGTCGGGGTTGTAGACGCCCTGGCCGCGGCACTGGGCCATGAACTGGCTTGCCGCCGCGTCCCAATCGATCTTGGCGGTGCCCTGAGCGGCGTGGCCGAACTGACCATGCCAGAAGGACATCGGTGCCATCGACAGCAGGTTCAGCTTGCTGTGGTTCGACGCGGTCAGCTCGTGAACCTGCTTGGTCGACTCCGAATAGTAGAAGAACACGGCATGGTCATAGCCCAGCGGCCGGACCCGGCGCAGGGAGTTGATGTCGATGACCTTGGCGGAATTCGCGTCCTGCGCTGCGGCCTGGGTTGATGCGTCGGGCCCTTTGCGCGGCGTGCGTGCCATGGTCGTCTCCCAAAAAATCAGACGCGCGAGGTCGGCCCGTCTCTGGCCTGGTCACGCCGTGAAACTCGACCGGAAATTCTACCGGGAGGCGGGACAGCAGGCGTCCCTCTCTCGGGTGGGCGGGTAGCATAGTCTGTACCCAATTTGGGCTCAATGTCGTCGGGGGCCACGTAGACGGTCAGGCTCTTGATCAGGGTGGTCCGCCACCAGGGCATCAACGGCACCGCGCCCTCGACGCCCGCGCGTAGGCAGTCCAGCAGCGAGCGGTAGACGGTCAGCGGCATATTCGTGCGGCAGGCTTCGTCGATGGCCCAGGGGTTGAACCAAGGCGACGCCCCCGACAGGGTGTAGCTCTTGCCGGGCTCGGCCGTGCGGAACGCCGTCAGGTCGAACAGGTCCGGCGACCAGCACTTCGTGTCGCCCCCGCAGACCGCGAGGATGACCGCCGGGTCGCCGCCCGGCGATGTCCAGAAGCGGCGCCGCACCGTCTGGATGCGGGCGACGCCGTAATCGATCAGGACCAGGGTTTCGTGAGCGACGCCACGGCGCAGCAGCCAATCCAGGTGGCGTTCCTTCAGCCGCTCTCGTGCCGCCTGCAGCTCGCGGAGGGCCAGGTCCGCCATCGCCGCCTCGGCGTCATAGGTCGAATCGTTCCGCAACGTCGTTGTCCCGTGCGATCAGGTAGAGGCCGCCAACTTCGGTGAAGCGGGCTTGGAACCGCTTCTGCTGAATGCGCTGCTGGCCTCGTTTGGCCTTGGTCTCGATGGAGAGGGCGCGGCCGATGACGGTGCCGACCATCTCCGGCGTGATCAGCACCGCCTCGACGCCGAGGATGTCGCCGGAGCCGGGGCACCCGAACCGGATGACCCGTTCCCCGTCCATCGACCGCCCCACGCCGGTGGGGTTGTTCCAGACCATGAGCCGGCGATTGCGGCCGATGCGCAGCAGGAGCTTCGCCTTGACCCTGCCTTCCGGCGTCATCGGCCGCGGGCCCTCAGACCGAGGACGGCAGCGAGCCGGCCAGCACCGTGATATCGAGCGTCTCGGCGATCTCGCCGACGATGCTGCCGAAGGCATCGTCCTGGACCCGGTCGGGCCGCACCAGCGCATAGCCGAGGGTCAGGCGCCCCTCATTCAGGCGATAGCGCAGCCGGGCCGTGACCTTGTAGGTCTCGCTGCCCTCGAACGGCTGCAGGCCGAGGACGAAGGTGTTCGGGATCGCGACCATCCCGGCCCCGGCCCGCGCCGTGTGGTTGTCCTCGAACGTGAACTGCTGCTCGCCGGTGTCCAGCCGGATGGCCGACTTGAAATTGACGTTGTTCTTGATGTGGAGGGTCTTGGCGATCTCCAGGATGGTGGCACCCTCCGGCTCGACGATGTCGGGCAGGTTGTCCTCGATGAAGCTGGCGAAATCGGTCTGCCCCATCTGCTGGCCGTTGTACTTGTTCCAGGTCAGCCACGGCTTGGTCGGCCGCAGATCGAAGGCCGCCCGGTGCTGGTGCCAGCCGGCGATGTCATCGTTGACGCCGTGACCGTCCAGAGCCGCCTCGATCTTGTGGTGCTCGATGTCGCCGACGACCAGCGAGTCCTCGGTCATATGCCGGCCGACATAGACCGCGAAGCTGGCCGCGTCGTGGAAGGCGAACCTGCCGCGACGCCGCGCCGGATGAGCCGCGAAGGGCTCGAAATCGAAAATGTGCTCCTCGGAGCCTGGCGGAATCACCACGGCGACGCCACGACCATTGGGCAGATTGGTGCGCGCCGCGATGGCCTGGCCGGCGTCGATCGCGTCCTTGATGTCGTTCTCGCTCATTTGGCGGCCTCCTTGGGCTCATTGATGTCCTTGAGCAGCAGTTCCTGCTGGTACGGGTCTTTGCGGCTCAGGTTGTTGTCGGACGTGACGAAGAAGATCGACGCCGAGCGCTCGCCGGCCGGCGGCTTCATCTTGATCTCGTCCTCGACGATCACGGTTCCGGCGGCGACCTTGCCGGCCGGCTTGACCTTGATCCGCAGGACCAGCTCGCCGGCCTTGCCCTGCTCCTCGACCGCAGCGACAAGTTCGTTGAGGGCATCGGACAACTCGGCATGGGTCTGGCCGTTCCGCTGTTCGGCCAGGAACTGATTGAAAGCCCGTGCGGTCATCGTCTCCTCCATGTGCAGTGTGGCAAGGCCGGGACGGCGTCAGGCGCCGTACCGGTATCGGGAACGGGCGCGCTGTTTCCCGGCCCAGATGTGCTGCGCCCAGCCCGGCTTGTAGCCGCGGGCGCGTTCGATCTTCAGAAGGGCAGCCAAGTCCCGCGCACCGGCGAGTTCCCGCTTGCGGGCCGCCTCCTGGGCATCGGGGTCGATCTCGTGCAGGGTTCCGTCGCCCGCCGTGGGCAGCGCGATCGGCGGGCGGTAGCCGCATTCCGGGCAGGCTTTCAGGCGGCCCTCGAAGATGTGGTAGCACTGGCGGCACTGCTTCACGTCGATGTCGGCCTCGTCGTCGTTGGCCGTCTTCCGCTGAACCAAGCCGCCTTCAAGGGTCACGTCATCGTCGCGCAGCAGGCCGCCATGCATCTCCCAGGCGCCGGCATGGTCGAGCATGATGCAGTCGGTCTTGCCGGGGTAAGCCCGCAAGCCGCGACCGCCGGTCTGGACATAGAGGGTGCGCGACTTCGACGGGCGCCCCTGGATGATGCAGCTGACCGGCGGGAGATCGGTGCCTTCGATCAGGATGCCGACGTTCCACACCACCAGCGGGTCGCCGGCCTTGAGCCGTCCCAGGACGATCTTGCGCTGGTCCAGCGGCGTGCTGGCGTCGATGTGGATGGCCTCGATCCCGGCCTCGCAAAAAGCGGCAGCGCAATTTTGCGAGTGGCCGATGTTGACGGCGAAGCCGATGCTGGGCCGCCCGGCGGCGTGCTTGCGCCAGTGCGTGACCATGTCGCCGATCAGGTCGGCGCGGTTGCAGCGGGCGGCAAGCTCGTCCTCGACATAGTCGCCGTGGCGGGTGTGGACGCCGGACAGGTCGGGCGAAGACGGCGCGAAGATCCGGGGCCGCACCAGCCAGCCACGTTCGATCAGGTCGCTGATGCGGGCCATCCGGACCAGGACATCGAACATGTCGGCGAGGCCGCGACCGTCGCCGCGATAGGGCGTGGCCGTGGTGCCGAGCACCCAGGCGTTGGGATAGGTTTCGACCAGCCGGACATAGCCGGCGCCGAGGGCCCGGTGCGCTTCGTCGATGACGATGAAGTCGAACGGCTGCTCGCCGGCACCGCGCCAGCGCCAGGTGTCGAGCGACGTGACCTGGACCGCCGCCTCCGGCCGCCAGCGCGGATGCCGGGCCATGATGACGCCGTGGTCGATGCCGTAGTCGTCGAGCCGTTCGCTGGCCTGGTCGATCAGCTCCCGGCGATGGGCGACGACCATGGACCGCCGCTTCCGCAGCAGGGCGCTCAGGATGATGTAGCAGAAGGCCGTCGTCTTGCCGGCGCCGGTCGGGGCCGCCAGCAGCACCCGGCGATGCCCGGCGGCATAGGCTGCGCGGGTCTTGGCGATGCCCTCATCCTGATAGTCGCGCAGCTCGGGCAACATCAGGCCGCATCCTGCCGGGCCGTATAGAAGTCATTGGCGGTGACCGCCCCGTCGGTCAGGTCGATGATCCTGGCCATGTATCCCGGCGCCGGGATTCGCTCCCCGCGCAGCCAGCGGTAGACCGTCGTCCGGCGGGATGCCCCGACCTCTCGGCGGAAGCGCTCGACGGAGATTCCGTGCTGGTCGAGGTAAACCTTCAGGGGGTGCATGACCGCAGAATGTATCCAAAACGGGTTCATTCGCAAGTCTGCTGATCGCTAAGGCGGCCCCAAGATTGGCCCTTTTGCAAAGCGGCCGTTTTGGGCACAATGCAAATAGATAAAATTGAATGGAACTGCACATGGAAAACCGTATCAAAGAGTGGCGCAAGAACCGTGGCCTGACCGCCGAACAGCTCGCAACCATGCTCGGCACCGGCCGGTCAACCATCGTGAAGCTGGAAAATGGCCAACGCCGATTCACCACCACATGGATGGAGCGGATCGCGAAGGAGTTGAAACTCACCCCGGCACAGTTATTATCATCTGATGCACTGAATCCCGTCGACCAGAGGATGGTATCCGCCCCCCTCATCGACTGGTCTTGTGCCTGGGAGTATGCCGGAACCGTGCCCAAACAACACCCTGCCGGCGCGTGGGAGAAGGCTGAGTTTGTGCCTTATCCACGGGACACGGTGATTGCGCTGGCGATAGCCGGCGACGACATGGACCGAATTGCTCCCAAAGGCTCGACCATCATAGTCGACTATGCGGACAAGACTCTCCGTGACGGCGGCTGTTACCTGTTCGCTGTCGGGAACGAAGTCCGGTTCCGGCGGTATCGCGACTCGGGTGGTCCGCCGCGCTTCGAACCGGCGTCCACCAATGCCGAGCACCAGATTTTCTACCCGGAAAAGGCACAATCTCTGGCGATTGTCGGTCGGGTGGTGAAGGTCACCATCGATCTCGAACCTCTATGACGGGATCGTGACGGATCTAAAAGGGGCTCAGACCGGTTGACGGCTTGTGTCCGTTCTGGGTACAGTTTCGTCCTCATCTCACGGAGGGCGGACGGTTGGCCTCGACCCCGATCAAGGACACGGATCATTGGCTGACGCTCCGGGCCTGTCACCTGGGCGCCTCCGAAAGCCCGGCCCTGTTCGGCTGCGGGTTCACGACCAAGTTCACCCTGTGGCATCAGAAGGCAGGCAACCTCCCACCCACTGATCTCAGCGACAACATCCGCGTTCTCTGCGGGCAGCACCTGGAAGACGGTGTTGCCCATATCCTTGCGAGCCTGCACGGCTGGGAGTTCGGCCGGCAGATCCGCAAGACCCGGCGCTACCTGACCAGCGACCGGGTCCCCTATCTCGGCGCCTCCCTCGACTACGAGGTCCGCCTGGATGGCGAGGATTGGGTTCCGCTCGAAACCAAGATCGTCGATTACCTGATCTTCCGCGACGAGTGGATCAAGGACGGTTCGCTGTCCTCAGATCGCGTGCTGACCAATGTCGAGCCGCCGCCCTCCTACGACCTCCAGGTCCAGCACCAGCTGGCCGTCACCGACGCGCCGCACGGCTATCTCGGCATCCTGGTCGGCGGCAACACGCCGTACCTGATCCGCCGGCCGCGGCACGACGGCATCATCGCCGCCATCGAGCAGGAGGCCATGGCCTTCAAGCTGTCGCTCGACGAGGGCCGCGAGCCGGCGCTGGTCGATGGCGACGACATCGAGGCGATCAAGGCGCTGTACGCCAAGGCCGAGCCGGGCGCGGTCGCCGACCTGTCGGCCGACAACGAGCTGCCGGAGATGCTGGACAAGTACCTCCGGGCCAGCGCCGCCTCCAAGGAGGCCGAGGACATCTGCAACCTGTTGAAGGCGCAGATCCAACACAAGCTGGGCGACGCGACGAGGGCCTATGCCACCGGGTTCAAGATCTCGTGGCCGGCCATCCGCATCGACGAAAAGTTGGTGCCGGCCAAGGTTCAGCCGGCCCGTGCCTATCGCGGGGGCCTGACGGTCACCCGCCTCAATCAGGAGGCTGCATGAACACCGCCGTCGCACGCCAGGAGAGCCGCACGCTCCATCCCGTGGAGCGTTTCGAGCGCAAGCTGCAGTTGGCCAAGTCGCAGTTCCAGGCGGCCCTCCTCGGCTCCGAACTCGACCCGGAGCGGTTCATCCGGATTTCGCGGACCGCTGTCCAGCAGAACCCGGAGATCCTGGAGTGCGAGGAGGCGTCGATCTTCGGCGCCTTCATGACCGCGGCCCAGCTGCATTTCGAGCCGGACCCGAACATCGCCCATGGCGACGTGATCGTCCGGAGGCGGAACGGCAAAAAGTATGCCGTCTGGCAGACCCGCTATGGCGGCTTCATCGAACTGGCCTGGCGCTCCGGCGAGTTGATGTCGCTGCAGGTCCATGTCGTCCATGAGAACGACAATTTCGAGCACGTCCAGGGCCTGAAAGAGGATCTGGTCCATGTGAAGGCCAAGGGCGACCGGGGCGAGTGGACGCACGTCTACTGCATCGCGAAGTTCAAGTCCGGTGGCCACCACATCGAGGTCATGAGCAAGGCCGAGGTGCTCGCCATCCGCGACCAGTATTCCGAAGGCTGGAAGGCGTACAAGGCCAAGAAGATCCAGTCGACTCCCTGGTCGACCGCCGAGACCGAGCAGGCCAAGAAGACCGTGGTGCGCCGCGCCCGGAAATACTGGCCGCGTTCGATCAAGGACAACCGCCGCATGATCCAGGCCGACCGGCTGCAGGCCGTCGTCGAGGCTGGCGGCCATGGCCAGATCGAGCACACCGGCGAGCTGATCTACAGCCTGCCGGATGAGGCCAGCCTGGAGGGTGACGAGCCGACGCGGTCGGAGCCCGAGGCCGAGCAGCAGGAGCCGGCGCAGAGCCGGTTGGACACCCTCGCCGCCAAGACCCAGGCGAAGAACCAGGCCAAGGCCGAGACCGTCGATCCCGAGACCGGCGAGATCACCGAAGGCGAGACCGGCGGCGAGGATCTGTTCGGCGGCGGGTTGAACGCCGATGCCTGCGATCGGGTCCGGACTGACTTCGTCAACCTGATCCAGAAGGTGAAGACGGTCGCGCAACTGCAGAGCGTGATGGAGGCCGACGACAACGTCGACCTGCTGCACCAGCTGCAGGCGGCATCGCCGAGGGATTTCGCCACGGTGATGAAGGCTGTCGATGAGCGGCGGGCTGCCTTCGCCAAGTGACGTACCGGCCCCGCTCGGGAGGAAGTTCCCTTCCGCAGCCACCAGAGCGGGAACGCATGTAAGTCCTCCCCCGGTGAAGGCCGGCGAGCCGGGGGAGGCGCTATCGCCAGGAGTGCGCGATGGGACGACGGTTCGACGACATCAAGGTTGGGGACCAGCTGGTCGCGAGGCGCCGAGCCGAGCCGGCGCGTGGGCTGCCGTGCCTCCATTACCTGGTGACCGACCTCTGGTACGACCCGGTGCGGGGCCAGCAGCGCCGGTCCTCCGGCGAGATGGTCGCCATCCAGACGATCTGGTGGGACGGCACCCTGCGCGGGTCGAAATACGCCCACACGATCCGGGGCCTGGCCCAGGCCGGGCTCCAATTCGCTGACACCGATTTCCAGGGCAACGCCCAGGCGCTGACCGAGGCCCTTCACGACGGCTCGGTCATCAGCCTCGGCGCAGCCCGGCGCCGCAAGCACCCGGCGCCCTGGACCAAGTCTCTCTGACCATAGGAGCACACCATGGGTGAGATCGCGGATGCCATGCTGAACGGCGTGATGTGTGCGAGCTGCGGCGAGTTGTTCGGCGATGTTCTCGACGACGGATTCGAGGAGCCCGGATACCCGCGCTACTGCGACGGATGCGAGCCCCCAGGATACCCGCGCAACTCGGACGCCGACGAGCCGCCGAAGCGGCGCCGGGCGAAGAAGTAGGAGGCCGACATGGACCGCACCCCGAACGCTGAGCGCGTCCGCGCCGGCTGCGCCAGCCTGATGGAGCATTTCACCGCCGAGATTCTGAGCGAGCGGCTGACCGACGCCGAAGTTCTCGGCTGCGCAGCGACGGTTCTCGGCATCCTGCTGGCGCACACCGACCTGGAGAATCGCGCCGCCGCCCGCAAGATGGCCGTCGAGGTCATCGACACCGTCATCAACAGCCGGGATCGGCCGAGGGCGGCATGAGGGACGCCGGCAATGTCATCGCCCTGACAGTGCTGTTCGCGGCCGGCATCGCCCTCGTCCTGTTGGCGCTCAGCCTATGATCAGCACTCACGAAGGCCGCTCCTACACCGTCCGGAGCGAACTGGTCGACGGCAAGCACCGGGTCGGCTTCTACATGCGCTGCGCCTCCTGCGGCCGGGAGGAGGTGATGCACGCGGACCCGAACTCCCCGCCCGACATCATCGTCAAGAAGTTCGTCACCAAGGGCTGGCTGGCCAATGTCAGGAACGAGAAGGGCTGCTTCTGCCCGGAGTGCCTGGCGAAGCCGGCGAAGGAGAAACCCGAAGTGCCGGTGAAAGCGGAGATGCCGCGAGGCCCGACGCACGACCAGTTGAAGCGGATCGCGGAGCATCTGCGCGGGGTCTTCAACGCCGACGACGGCTACTACTTCGACGAGCTGAACGACCACAAGGCGGCCGACCAGCTGGGGGTGCCGTGGGGCTGGGTCCGCCAGGTGCGTGAACTGCTCGGCTTCGAGATCAGGGTCGACCCCGAGATCAAGGCATTGCGGGACGACCTGGCCGCCCTCGCCGAGATGATGCTGACCCTGGAGAAGAAGCTGGACGGTGTCGAAAAGAGGAGGCTCGCATCTTGATGGGCAATCGAGGCACACGCGGGGGCACGGAGTACGACGTGTTCCACCGCTACAGCCGGTCTCTCTACCACTGGAACCCCGGCACGATCCGCTGGCTCAAGCGCCAGTTCTGGAAACGGCAGCGGCGCAACAGCCGCCGGACGCTCTCGACCACGGGAGACGCATGACATGCCCGACGACGAACAGGCCGTGATCGAGGCCCTTGCCGAAGCCTGGGCATCCATCGACGGGCGAGCGGTGAAGTTCAGGCAGGGCAAGACTGACCAGGCCGTCGAAGACGAGTTCGGCCACTACCAGGGTTACATGGCCGAAGCTGCCGAATTGATCCGGCGCCTGGAGAAGCGGGGATACACGATTCGAGCCATTGGAGGCGAGTGATGCGCAACCTGCACTTCCTCAACCGCTACCGCGACACCAGCGGCCAGGTGCTCCAGATCTGGGACGGTGTCGGCGACCACAGCTGCGGCCTGTTCTTCGTGCCGTCGCCGATCGACGGCGCGCTGCTGAAAGTCCTCGCCACTGCCGACGGGGGCTGGGATCACGTCTCGGTCAGCCGGCCGACCCGGTGCCCGAACTGGCCGGAGATGGAGCAGGTCAAGCGGATGTTTTTCCGCGACGACGAGGTCGCCATGCAGCTGCATGTCCCGGTCGCCGACCACATCAACCACCACCCCTACTGCCTGCACCTCTGGCGGCCCCACTGGGACTCAATCCCCCGGCCGCCCGCCAGCATGGTCGGGCCCAGCGCCGAGGAGGCTGCGCAATGAGCATTGTCGATCAGAAGCGTTTCGAGGCGGTGATGGACGGCCTGTTCATCGAGATGGTCGACACCATCGAGATCATCCACACGCAGGATCTGCCGATCACAGCTCGAGCTGCGATGGCGACGCATCTGGCCTCCAACCTGGTGGCCTATGCCACGACCGCGCTGATGGCGGCGGGCTTCTGTGGGTCGTCCAACCAGGCGACCGCACACGTCTGCATGCAGATCGCGGAAATGGTCTGCCGGAGCGCCGAGGCGGCCGAGGCCGAGGAGCAGGAGGAGACCAGTGTCCACTGACGAAGCCATCGTGGAGGAACCGTCGTTGGATGAACTCGCCGCCGCTGCGATGTCGGGCCAGCCGGCCGAGTGCCGCAGTGTCGTCGCCAGGCTCGGCGGTGGGCGCATCCTGATCGTCTTGCGCCTCCAAGAGGAGGGGCCGCCGGCCGCGCTGCTGGTGGATGCGGGCCGGGCACGGTTCGTGTCCAAGGCCATCGCCGCGCTGCTGGGGCCGGAGGACGAGGCATGACCGAGCCCATGTTCGACGACGACGCCATCCGGCTGGCGACGGAGCGCGCCTGCGGTGCGTTCCACCGCGCCTGGATCGACATGGACCAGGATGCCCGCGAGATCGCCCGGCAGCACATGCGACCGCGCATCCTCGCCGCCGTCGTCGTGTTCGAGGAGGTCGTTCGCCGGAAGCTGGAGGAAAGTCGATGATGAACCCTGACAGGATCGAGGAAGCCGTTGGCGGCGTGTACCAGCTGTCGGACGGCAAGCACTACTTCGTGGAGGGTGCCATGGCGAAGGCGATCACCCGCCGGGTGATGATGACCCTGCCCGAGATCGATGCCGAGGTTGTCCGGCTGCGGCACACGCTGCTGGCCATCAACAAGGAGATCGACAGCCTGGCCGGTGAGCGGTTCGCCCCGCGCGTCATCAGCGCGCTCGCCCGGATCAAGCAGACGAGCCTCAACGCGCTCGGCATCGGGTACGAGGGGTGACCTCCGCCTATCCCCTGGTCTGGCCGGACGGCTTCCCGCGCTCGGCGCAGCGCGAGAAGGGCGGGTTCAAGACCACGCTGCCCAAGGCGTTGGACAACGTCCACCACTCGCTGAGCCTGTTCGGCCATGACTCGGGCAAGGCGGTGACCAACGTCGTCCTGTCGAGCAACGTGACGCTCGGCGCCTACCGGCCGGCTGACCCCGGCGTCGCCGCCTGGTTCTCGTGGGAGGGCCAGCAGATCTGCATCCCGGTCGACCGCTATACCACCGTCGAAAGCAACCTCCAGGCCATCCACCACGTGCTGGAGGCCCGGCGGGTCGAGCTGCGGCACGGCACCCTCGCCCTCGTCCGCGCCACGTTCCGGGGCTTCGCAGCGCTGCCGGCGCCGACGCCGCGCCGGCCCTGGCCCGACGTGCTGCGGGTGCCGGTCGGATCGTCCCGCGAGCAGATCGAGGCCGCGTTCCGGTCCCTGGCGAAAACTGCACACCCCGATGTCGGCGGGTCGACCGACAAGCTGACCGAACTCACACGCGCCCGAGACGAGGCGCTGCAGGAGGGAAACGCATGACCATCAGGTACGTGCCAGGACGCGGGATCACGGTGGGCACCACCCCGGAGATGACGTTCCAGTCCGAGGACGGCACCACGCACACCCTTGCCGTGGGCGAGTTCGCCGACATCATCCACCAGGGCCGGAACCTCCGCATCCACTACACGGCGGGTGGCGTCAAGGTCGAGGAGATCAACCCGAAGGAGGCCGAGTTGAAGCGCACGGCCGCCGCCGTCGCCAAGGTTATGGGGTGGAAGTGACCGACCGCCCCATCACCTTCACGGCAGAGAACGTCGCTGCCATGCTGGCCGACAGGAAGACGCAGACCCGTCGGTTGGCCTGGCGAGCGATGCCGCGCCTGGTCTCGGCCCAAGGTGCAACCATCTGGCAGCGCGTCCGCGTTGGCGACCGATTCTGGGTGCGGGAGCCGTTCTATACCGACGCCTGCCATCTGCTCTATAGGGCGGACTCGACGATCTTCGGCGACGAAGAGACCAGCGAACCCGCCGCCGATCTGTGGTTCAAGGCCATCGGGCCGGGCTCCCCGACCCGACCCGCCAGATGGCTGCCGAAATGGGCGAGCCGGTTGATCCTGCCCGTGACCGCCGTCCGGCGCGTCCCGCTCCAGGACATCACCGACGAGGACGCCATCGCCGAGAGTGTGCTGCAGGGCAACCTCGAAGGTCGAACCGTCTACGCCCACTTCGGCGCCTGGATGATCGACGACAAGGGCGTCTTGCATGTCCGTCTGTCCGCCGTCGCCGACACGCCGCGCCTGGCATACTCGAAGCTCTGGAACGAGCTGCACGGGCCGGGCGCCTGGGATCGCAATCCCGAGGTGATGGCGTTCACCTTCACCGTGCAACAGCAGAAGATCGCGGAGGCAGCATGAGTTACGTGAGTTACGTCAGGGATGTGGTGGCGGTCGTCAGGCGTCTGGCCGAGGCCAACAAGGTCGAGGCGCCTCTCAACGCCACGGTCGACCGGGACCTTCTGGATGTCGTGCTGGCAGCGGCCGAGCGCGCCGAGAAGGCCGAGGAGGAGGCCGAAGCCTGGCACCAGGAGGCCACCAACATGACGCACGTGGCCTTCGTCGATGCCGGCGCCAACTCGCCGGTGACGTGGCGGGATCGCGCCGAGGAGATCGAGGGTCTGGCCATGGGGCAAGCGTACCAGATCGTCGGCGCTCTCCTGGCGACGCGGGACGACCCGTCGCGCTGGCCGAGCGAGGCCGAGGAGGAGCGGGTGCTGAACTACCTGTCGGAAGGCAAGTACGACGACGCGTTCCTGCCGTGGCCGCGCGAGTTGAGGATCGACCAATGACCGACGATCAGGAGCAGCCGGGCTTTCACTATTTCCAGTGTCCCGACTGCGGCTTCGACAGCGTCCAGCCGGCGGACTATGACGGCACCGTCATGTGCCCGCTGTGCGCCAGCGACAGCTACCACAAGGTCGGCATGACCCGCCGCGTGGCGCGGGCTTCCGACAAACCCGAAGGCCGGGACGCGCGGGAGGAAGCGCCGTGAACCGCTCGGCGCGCCCGTTGATCGAACGGTGCTTCGTCCCTGCCCTGTTCGGCCGGGTCTGCTGGGAGCTTGCCCAAGACCCGGCCAGCAGGAACGACGACGCGAAGGGGTTCCGCACGCTGTTCGGCGACGCGGTCCGCTACGAGCTGCGGGGCATGTCGAGCGCCGAGCATGAACAACTCTGGCACCAGGTGCGCCGGGTGGTTCATGACGTGCTGCTGCCCCACAGCGGCCGGTCGCTCGCGACGACGTACCGCGCCGCCATGATGCTGACGCACGGTCTGATTGAGGATGGAGCCTGGTCGGTGCCCGAGGGTGGCCCGTTCGCCGACACCTATGAACACCTGCTGGCTGTGGTCTACGAGTCCCGCGAGGAGAACGGCGAGATGCTGTTGGCCGTCAAGCGCTCCGCTGAGCGCATGGCCCGCACCATCCGCCGCGACCTGGAGCGACGCGGGTACTTCGCGGCCCGGCGAGCGAAGATGGAGGAGTCGGCATGACCGGACTCTCGACCTTGTTCCTGCTCGGCATCCAATATGGCGGCGCGGCCATCGTCCCGTTGGAGACGGTTCGGAAAGATTATTTCCCGCATTTGTCGATGGAAAAATTGATCTGGAAATCCAATCGAGGCGAGTTCGATCTGCCGATTGTGTACCTTGAGAGAAGCGCCAAGACCGCCAAGGGCGTCGCGCTGCAAGACCTCGCCTTCTACCTCGACCGCCAGCGAGACGCCGCCCTGAGCGAATATGAGAAGCTCCACGGCCAGCCGTTCGACGCCACCCCCCGCTGATCCTCCCTAATCCTCCGTTCCCGGCAGCCTCTCGCTACATTTTTGCTACATGCTCCAGAAGCAGGCGCTGAAACCCCAGGTTCAGCGCCATTTTTTTGATCCGCCCCACCAGTCCATCATAGGTGCTGCGCACAACCTGTACCCCGCAGATTTGGCCGATTTCTGCGCTTTTCCACTTGGCCTCGACATCAAACAACCCTCGTTTGTACCCTATTTGGGTCCTATTCCTTGCCATTCGCCGAGCCATTTGCTACATTTTTTGCTACACGAAATCCGTGTAGCAATAGGACCGAAACGGACCCAAATGGCATCAATCATGAAACGCAAGCGCAAGGATGGCACCTGGGCTTACCGGGCGCAAATCCGCATCATGGTGGACGGGACCGCCGTCTATCAGGAGACCAAGACCTTCGACCGGCAGGCCGCAGCCGTGGGCTGGGCCGACAAACGTGAGGAGGAGCTATCCAAGCCGGGCGCTTTGGACGAGCAGGAGAAGCGGACCGACCGGACCCTGGCCGAGATCATCAACCAGTACATCACCGATGTCGGCGCCGTGAAGCCGCTGGGCAAGACGAAGACCCGGTCGCTGAACGCGATCGGCCGCTCTTGGCTGGGCGCCCGCCACGCCTCCACCCTCACGTCGCAGGATTATGTCGACTACGCCAGCCGCCGCATCAAGGAGGATGGCATCGAGCCGCAGACTGTCGGGAACGACATCTCCTTCATCGGGTCCGTGGTCGGTGTCGCCGAGCCCGCCTGGAAAGATCCGCTCAGCCATGAGGAGTTGGCCAAGGCCAAGCGGGTGATGAAGAAGATGGGCCTGATCCGCCGCAGCCGGCAGCGCACGCGCCGCCCGACTCTGGAGGAGCTGGATCTGATCCTGAAGTTCTTCATGGAGCGGCGCAAACCCCGGTCGAACGGGGTGCATATGCCGAAGGTCGTCGTGTTCGCCCTGTTCTCGACGCGCCGGCTGGGCGAGATCTGCCGCATCACCTGGCCGGATCTGATCCCGGAACGTCAGTCGGTCATCGTCCGCGACATGAAGAATCCGGGCGAGAAGGAGGGCAATGACGTGGAGTGCTATTTCCCCGACGAGGCTTGGCGCATCGTGCAGAGCATGGAGCGGCGGGAGGGCGATGACCGCATCTTCCCGTTCCACGAGGACACTATCGGACGGGCGTTTACCGATGTTGTCGCGATGTGCGGGATCGAAGACCTCCACTTCCACGATCTCCGGCATGAGGGGGTCAGCCGGCTATTCGAGATGGACTGGGATATCCCGCGAGTCTCCAGCGTGTCGGGGCACCGCGATTGGAGTTCGTTGAAGCGCTACACGCACTTGCGCGGCAGAGGCGACAAGTTCACGGGCTGGCCCTGGTTGGCGAGGGTTCTGGGCAGCAACGTCTTGCCATTCCGAGCCGCTGTCGGCTAGCTACAGTGCCAGTCGCGGTGGAGAGATATCTAAAATGCTACGCTTTCTGTCCTGCCGGACGCTCCGACGTTGACCCGGAATCGTGAAATTTTATTGTCAAACGACATTTTTCCGGCCGCCGGGGCTTGCCAAGTCCCCAAAATGGACACATCGTCAACGGCGGCCGGATCGGGTGGACCCCAAAAAGGGGCCGCCGACCGGCAGGACAGAAGTCGCGGGGGGAGCTTTTCAATCGAACATTTTCAGGCACACCATACCCACCACGGGATTCGCGCATGAGGTATCGTCCTTGGCTGGACACGCCGAACTTTGACGTGGTCCACATTCGGAACCGGGGAGCGCCGGACCGGCATCCCCTTCTCGACTTGTCGCGGGAAGGGGGCACTCCAAGCGCCTCCTCCCGCCCCGGCTTCAACCACAACGGAGGAGGCACTGAGATGGGCATCAATGGTTCACCCCACGGACCACACGGGCAACCAGGAATAGAGGTCCGAACCTTTCGTCCGCAACCACGGCAGGAAGGCATGACCAGAACGACAGACGACGACACCGCTCTCGGCTTGGCCCTGAAAAAGGCTCAGGACAAGAAGGACGAGGAGCGCAAAGCCAAACGGGACGCGAGGCGCCAACAGACACAGGACCGCTTGGAAATGCTCCAGGCGAAGTCGGCGCAAGAGCCGAAGCCGAAGAAGCCGGCGCCGCAGCGCCCCGCCTGGGACGGCGACGTTGAAGTCTCAACACCGCAACTCCAGGCCATCGCGAAGAAGATCGGCGCCCCTGGCACCGAGGAACGCCGCGAGCACATGCGCCGCATTGGCCAGATCGCACGCGACCGGAAGTCGGGCGACCTCACGGAGGCCGAGCGCAAGGAACGAATGGGCCGGATCGCGAGGGGGGAGAGCCCGAGCGCCCCGCCGTCGCCGCCACAGCGCTACGTGGAGCCCAAGGCCACGCCCCCGGCTCCCCACGACCCCCGGCTGCTCAACGGCACCCTGGTGCCCTCTGAGCGCGTTGCAGAGCACATCAAGCTGAGCGAGGCAGCGCCCCAGCCCAAGCCGGTGGTGGAGCGCCCGCTGCAGGAGTCGTCCTTCCCGGTAGGCTGGGCCGAGATCCTGGAGAACGGCAGCCCGACCGCGATCCTGGCCACCCGGCAATACTCCCAGCTGAACGACGATGAGAAGGCCGCTTACCACCGCGCCAAGGGCAGGTACATGGAGGCGATCACAGCCGAGGCCGGCGTCCGCCACCGGCCCCGCCGCCCCCGGATGGCGCTCGACCTCATGTCGCCGTTGGGGCGGACGATCACGACGCTGCGCCTGGAGCGCGCCTGGACCCTGGCCGAACTGTCGAAGGCGTCGTCGGTGCCGGTGGCCTTCGTCTCGAAGATGCTGAACAAGCGCGCCGACAGCGTCCCGGATGACTATTTGGCGAAGCTCGCCAGTGCGTTCGGCATCGACGTGCGCGACCTGACGCATCCGGCCAAGCCGAAGGTGCGGGGCAATCGCGATATGACCCCGCCCGAGCGTCTGGCCTTCCTGATGGGCCGCGCCCATCTCGGCGTTGCTGCGCTCTGTCGATTGGCCGGCCTGAGCCCGTCGACCGTCCAGGCCGCGCTCAAGGGCACCCGGCCGATGTCGACCTGGACCGCCAAGAAGCTCGCCCCGATCCTGAAGACCTATCCCGCCAAGCTGATGTCGATCCCCACCACCACTGAGGCCACCCCGGAACCGCAGCTCGAGGACGAGATTGCCGAGGCCGCGGCGCCGGCCCCCGAGTCCGAGGCCGAGGAGCCGACTGTCTCGACCCTCGGTGCCAACATCCGCCGCCTGGCTCAGTCGATGGGCTTGAGCGATAGGAAGGTGGGACAGAAGGCCGGTCTGTGGCCTTCCGTCGTCCACGACATCCGCCACCGGCCGGGGCGCACGCCGAGCCACGCCACGCTGGTGAAGTTGGCGACCGCGCTGGACACTACGGTTGAGGGGTTGCTTGGCGAGCAGCCTGAGCCGGCCAGCGTCCCCGGATCGAGCATGGTCGTCATCGCCGACACCGCCTATGGCGAGATCGTCGAGGCCGAGGCCGTCACGTTCCTGCCGCGGATCGAGATCGAGAAGGGAGTCCCCGCCCCCTCCTCCTTCAAGCTCAGGCACGAAATGTACCGGTTCGACGAGTTGGTGAAGGGCGACAGCATCGTGGCCGAAGTGCCTTACGGCATCGAGTGGGGGGTCTTCTACAACCGCTTCTCGGTCATGGTCGCCAACGCCCAGCACAGGACTCAGCATTTGTATCACTACGAGGCCGCGCACGACCGGAGCCATATCCGGCTCTGGCGCATGCTGTGAGGGGGCGGCGATGAACGATGTCCCGCGCCGCATCCGGATCATGACGAACTGCCCGAACTGTGGCGGCACGTCGGACGCCGATCCGGAGTTCGTGAAGGCTCTGGTCAACGCTGGCAAGCTCCGGGATGCCGAGGTTCACATCATCCGAGCCGAGGCCGCGTATCGGCGGCAACGCCGGCTGCGGAGCGGGACGATCATCTCCTTTGCCATCCTCGCCGGTGTGTCCGTGGCCAATGCCGGCTGGCTCTGGTTCAACCCGAGGCCGGTCGACCCGGCCGAACTGGTCGTCGCCAACATGATCATCGCGGTCGCGGCCTACTGCGCCGCCTACATTGCGTGGACCTGGAAATGAGCAAGTGGCTGCTGTGGTCGAATGAACGCCGCGCGTTCTGGCGCCGCGGTGGAGGCGTCACCCGCGATGTTGCCGAGGCATCGCGCTTCACCTTCGATATGGCCGCCACAGTTTGCGCCGCAGCAGCGCAGGCCGACGAACCGCTGATCAACATCGACGGGCACGAGATGCCGTGGCACGTGCCGATCGCCGCGCCGGAGGAGGAAGCCGATGGATGAGACAGAGACGACGGAAGCGCTGGACATTGCCTGGCAGGCCGGCGCCGAGGCCATGCGGGATCGCATCGCCAGGCTGCTGTGGCTCGCCAACCAAGATGAGATCGCCACTGCGGTGCAACACACCCCCATCCCCAAACCGGGCCAGGCTCTGGACCCGCCATGATGAAGGACGAGGTTCTTGCCGCGCTGGATGCGACCATCGAGCAGCTGGAGGCCCATGGCTGGAAGGTCCACGGCTTCGCGCTGGCCAGGGGGGAGGATCTGGTCCTCCTCCGTGGCGATGGCGTGGTCGAGTACGTGGGATCTGAACCGTGGCCGCCCGAAGTGCTGGCCATCATGAAACAAGGGGAGGCGAAGTGATGGATTTCGAGGAACGCTTGATGAATCTGATCGACGCCTGGGTCGCAGTCGGCGGCGATATGGATGAAGTGATCTCGGCGCTGGAACTGCGCCTGATGGCGCTCAAGGAGGAGCAGATGACCGAACTGCGCGCCGAGGTCTCCTACCGAAAGCTGGTCGCCGAGGCTCTGGTCAAGCGCTCTGAAGGTGGCAAGCCGTGACCGACCCGACCCCGAACCCGGTCTTCGCCCGCAAGCTGGCCGACCTGGTCGAACTGGGCTACCGCCGCTCCGGCGTGCTGCTGTCGCTGCCGGGCACCGAGCCGGAGCAGCTCGTCGGCATCACCGAGTTCGGCAAGGTCGCGTGGTGGCCGACTTCGGCGCCCAAGCCCGATGACATGGTCGCCGCGCTGATGGAATGGGTCGCCCGCGAGGACAAGAGCCTGATCGGTGCCATTCAGCACATGGGGATGGCGGTTGGGACGATCCTGAAGATGCAGCAGGAAATCCGCAACCTGAGCGCCGATGTCGCGCACCACAAGCTCGTGGCCGACAGGCTGCTGGAGCGCGACTATCGGGGGAAGCAGGAGGAATGAGCGAGACCTGCAACTGCCCGTCCTGCGGCGCGGCCGGCGCGACCGTCTCAATCCGGCAGCAGGAGTTCGACTACCGGGTGCGCGGGCACGATACCGTGACCCTGACCGTCCGGCTTCCGGTCATGATCTGCGAAGCCTGCCGCGAGATGTTCACAGATTGGCGCGCCGACGAGATCCGCGACGCCGCGGTTCGTGCTGATCGGCTGCGGAGGGGCCTGTAATGGCTGACATCAAAATGCTGCGGGAGATGATCTCCGAGGCGGCGAACGCCCCGATCGACAAGTCCGACTGGGGCGACGGTCCTTGGCAGACCGAACCGGACACGGCTTTTTGGATCGACGAGCCGACCGGCTTCCCCTGCCATGCCATGCGTCACGTCTATTTTGGCTGCTGGTGCGGCTACCTGGGCCTGCCGCCGAAGCACCCGTGGTACAGCCTCAAGCGGCGCCACATCCCGCTGATCGGCCCGCGCGTGGTCAACGCTGACGGGTTCGCTCCCATCGAGCGCGGCACCAAGCCGGTCTACCGCTGGCTCGGCTTCGACTGCATGCACGGTGGCGTTGAAGGTGATTTCGCGCCCGGCATGTGGGCGACGACGAAGGCCGCGATGCCGCATTGGGATTCGGACTATCTCGGCACGTACCGCACGCTCGATTGGGTCAAGGAGGGCCTGCAATTCATGGCCGCCCAGGCGAACGCGCCCGAGGAGTGGCAGGAGATCCGGCGCCGCCTGCAGGCTGCCGGGCTGTGGATCGACACCGAGGGGACCGAATGATGGCCGAATTCTGCAATCAATGCGCCGCTGAGCTGGGCTTCCCGTCCGATTTCGTCGGGGTGACCAGCGAGGAAGCCTGGGCCGCTGGGCGCCCCGCTGTCGTGCTGTGCGAGGGCTGTGGCCCGATCCAGGTCGACCCGCAGGGCAACTGCGTGTCCGAGAACTGCGAAGGGCGGCACCGGCTGGAGGAGCCGCTATGAAGATCCCTGTGAAGCTCCGGGATGCGCGCAAGGACACGATGGCGGAAGCTGAACGGAGCCTTGCCCAGTTCGTCGCCGCTGGCCGGCATGACGAAGCGACGATGCTGCTGGCGTCGATCAGGGAAGCCGTCGTGCCCTGCGGCACTTGCACCGCCTGCTGCCGGAGCCCGGTCGAGGTCCGGCCGGACTGCGGCGATAACCTGGCCGACTACGAAACCGGCATTTACGTGGACACCAGCGCGCCCAACGCGCCGGCCATGGTCACGCTGCTGCAAAAGCCGGATGGTGCCTGCTATGCCCTCAAGGGCGGCCGGTGCTCGATCTGGAACAAGCGTCCGTACATCTGTCGGCAGTTCGATTGCCGCAAGATCTTCGCCATGCACACCAAGGAGCAGCGGCGCGATCTGGTGAATAAGAAATATTTCCACAAGGCCGTGATCGACGCTGGCAAGAAGCGCCTGCACACCCTGGAGAACGCTGATGAACTACGGGCCGCGGCGACCAGACTCAACTATGGCGCCCGAGGGATGGAATACATGGAGCAGAGCCGCGGGGTGAAGAAGCCGTGATCGATTCGCCGTCAACGCCGCGCTTGATGCACATTCTGATCGACACCGAATCTGATGTGTTCGAGGAGACGGTGGCCATCCTGCGCGAGCACTTCACCTTGAGCGTTGGGCAAGCCGTCAACATTGCCGGAACCTACGGCCTTGAAGTCGAGATAACGGGTCACGGCCTCGTCACTCTGCGCCGGCTGTTCGGTGACCGCCTGCATGAGGCGCCCTGGACGGCGCCGAAGATGGAGGAGCGGAAGCCATGAAGCAGATCGACAGCGTCTGGCTGGCCGTCGCCGAGCATCCCGACGAAGACATTGAGGGGATATGCGCCGTCCAGATCGGCGACGAGTGGATGCCGCTGATCGCGGCCGACCCCGAGCGCCTGGAGTTCATCCGAGAGAAGGCTGCCGCCGTTGCCGCGATATCGGGTAAGCGGGTGAAGATCATCCGCCTGACCCAACGCGAGGAAGTCGAGATGTTCGACGGCCGGGGGGCGAAGCCATGACCGAGCGCGAGAGGTGGATGGCGGTGCTGTTCATCGCCTGGTTCGTCTTCATGACGGTGCTGGTGCTGTCCTGATGGCCAAGACCTTCGGCGACCTGGGGCTGCGCCCACGGGAACTCCAGGTGATCAAATGGTGCCTCTGGGCGCTGACCCAGGTCGAGAACGGGCACTACCTGTGCTCGCCCGGCCAGATCGCATCGGCCAAGCGGCTCGTTGCCAAGGGTTTCATCACCGACGTGACCAGCGGGGCAGGGTTCATACCGCGCGTTCGCGGCGATGGCAGCGACGGGTGGTACGTGGTGAAGCTGACCGAGGAGAACATGGAGACCATGCGAAAGGAGGCGCCGAAGGCATGACGACCGAGGGGCCTCGATACAGCTACGTCCAAGGCATGAACCGAGCGGTCTACATCCTGGACGGCAAGCAGGCTATCGCCTGTGTCTATCGTGACCCGCAGACTGGCGAGGTTGGACAGGTTCGACGTGCCGACATGATCGTGACCATGCTTAACCGGCTTGCTCTGTTCGCCGCGCCTCCGGAAGGCACCATGGACCGCTTCGCCGAAGCCATCGGCGAGATGCTCGGCCAGTTCCGCGCCGTGGGCATGACCAAGGAGGCCATGGCCGAGGCGCTGGGCTTCGAGCTGGACGCCATCGCACATGAGATCGAAGCCGAGGAGGGAGAGTCATGACCGACGACCTGATCTGGAGCGCGAACCGGGTCCGCGAGCTGCTGCAGCGGATTCACGGATACCTGGACGAGGAGGAGGCTGCGAAGCCGCCCCTTGGTCACCAGACGTACCACCCGCGCCACCCGACGACGATGCTGGCCGAGGCCGAGGACGTGATCGAAGACCTGGCCCTGCGCGCCGGGCTGTGGCCGCCGCCGCGCACCGTCCGCAAGACCGACTGGGACAAGGTCGAGGCGACGACCGAGGAGGAGATCGAACGCCAGATCAAGGAGGACGGCACCGAGCCGGAGTCGATGTTCCCTGACTGGTCACCAGAGAAGCACGTCGAGGCGGCGGCCCACCCGTCGATCACGTGCCCGAAATGCGGCCTGACCTCCTACAATCTGAACGACATCAAGCACCGGTTCTGCGCACGGTGCGGTTTCCATCAGGATTTCGAGCCAGGATAGCCGGATGCGCAGATACACCTATGCCATCGCCGACCTGCACGGACGAGCCGACCTCCTGGAGGAGGCGCTTGCCTCCATCGAAGCGCACGCGCCGTGGCCGAGCAAGGTCGTCTTCCTGGGCGACTACATCGACCGTGGCCCCAGCAGCCGCCAGATCATCGAGCGCCTGATGGGGGAGCCGCCGGCCGGCTGGACCTGGATTTGCATCAAGGGGAATCACGAGGACATGGTGCGCCTGGTCCTGCGCGGCCAGGCCGACCTCGACTGGTGGATCGGCAATGGCGGCCGGCAGACGCTGGAGTCGTATGGGCACGAGCCGGGCGAGGAGTTGGACGCGACCATCATCCCGATCGCGCACCGGCACTGGCTCTACCATCTCCCGACGCTGCACATCGATAAGCATCGGGTCTTCGTCCATGCCGGCGTCGATCCGATGGTCCCGCTTGGCCAGCAGGACGAGTTGACGCTGCTGTGGAGGCTCTACAACGACGACGACGAGCGCGGCCACGGCAGCCGGCATGTCGTGCATGGGCATCACCAGTTCGCTCACGGCCCACTCCTCATGAAGGGCCGCAGCAACCTGGACACCTATGCCTGGCTGACGGGCCGGATCGTGGTCGCCGTTTTCGACGACGATGTCCCCGGCGGTCCCGTGGACCTCATCGTGATCGTCGGCGACCCGCACCCGGCGCGGGACATGACCGCGCTGTTGGAGTGCGAACCAGAGGAGACGTGATGACCAGCGCTGAAGACCCGCTATTCGTTCGGCAGCTCGAGGCTCAACTTTTCGCCTGCAAGACCACGGGCGAACGGACTGTGCTCTTGATGGCCTGGGTTACGGCTGGCGCCACGACGCTGGCCAACGAGAAGGGCCGCGCGTACACGCAGGTTCTCTTGAACAACCTGGCCGAATACATCGCCGACACCAGCCAGAATCCGGACTGGCCGACCTGAGCCACGGGAGATCGACATGCACACCAAGGACATCCTCGCCGCCGAACTGCGCAAGGCCGGCCTGAACGAAATGGCCGATCGCGCGGCGACCGGCTACTACCACGACTTCCTGTCGCCCCTGGCCGCGCCCTGCATGCAGTTGGCCGCCGACCTGGCTGATGCAGGCACGCCCGAGGCCATGGCCCTGCGCGCCCGGCATCTGAACGGCGAGTTCGATGCGACGATGGAGGAGTCGGAGGAGTGGGCCGCCGGTGCGGAGGGCCAGGCTGCGTTTGAAAGTCTGCTGCGGAAGGGGTAGGATCTGCCAGCAGGATGGCGCAGCCCGGTAGCGCGTCAGGCTCATAACCTGAAGGTCAGCGGTTCGAATCCGCTTCCTGCCTCCAGCCCGGTTGGCGGAATGGTAGACGCAGGCCCCTCAAGACGGCCCGCTTTGGCGTGGGAGTTCAAGTCTCTCACCGGGCACCAGTTTTCGAGATGGGGTGCGCCGCAAGGCGCCGAGGAACCGGAGATAGCCGCGCCACCATGGCACTGACGCGGCGAAGGCAGCCGGGCCGAAGTGGGCACAGCCCAGCCCCGAGATGCTGCGGCACCGATCTCTCGGCGTCCGCGCCGGGACGGGATTTGAACCCAGCGTACTCGGCATAAAGAGCCTAGGCGAAACCGCTTGCCTACCCGGCAACGGAGTGCTTTTCACACCCGCAGCATCTGGCATTGTAGCATCTGCGGTGCTATACGGCCGCTATGACCTACGCTCTGCGATACCGATCGAGTCGGTCCACCTTCTGATTGGAAGGGTGGCAGAGCGGTAATGCGTCAGCTTGCTAAGCTGTAGCCGGGGCCAGTCCCTGCGGGAGTTCGATCCTCCCCCCTTCCGCCAATGGAGGGCGCTGCCGGAATGGCTGGCAACTGGTCTTGAAAACCAGGGTGACGCTTGCGTTAGGGGTTCGATCCCTCCGCCCTCCTCCATCTCCCGTTGGGCGCCTTTCCCCTCACCGGGCTGTAAACCCGGCGCGTCGTCCGAGAGGGGTTGGCCGCGTGAGGTTCAAATCCTCGGGCGCCCACCATATACTGCGGTCGCCGCAGCGGCGTGGGAGCACCACGCGACGTTGCCGCCAGGGGACGCCCTGGCTCGCCCGCCAGCCGCCTTGTTGGCCGGGGTATATAAGTTGGGAGGCCGGGGGGAGCGAGATCCGGATGCTTTGCCCCCACACCCCTGTCCGGAGTAGCGACCGGCCTGTGGCTCTTGTATGGTGTGCTCGCCGTGGCGGCGTGGGAAGCAGACACGCGGCTCCAGGCGTGGCGGCCCAGACGCGCTCCGAGGCGGTGACGAAGCCCGAAGCCTGTCCACCCTGGCACCAGGGTGTCAAAATATCGGAAAATGGGCCTTGCCGGCGTAGCGCCCGGCCCGCGGCACACGAATTGGAGTCTAAATAGAATCCAATAAGAATCCCATTTTAACCCGCTATTAACCCGGTTAAAACGGCTTGCGGTGACGGACCCGATACGGGTACATTCTCGGTGGCCCTCGGATGGTCTGGCCCCTTCTGCAACGTCCCCCCAAATCGCCGTTGCGGCTCCCAAGACCAGATCGCCGGGGGCGCCCTATCCCGGCGGTTGCGCCAGCAGCAGGTACGTCGGCCCTCAACCGGCCTCCGTATCTTTCCCAGCGCAGCCGCCGGGGCCAGCCCCCCTCCCCCACCCCGTCAGCTCGGCTTGTTGGCCGGCGCCCAGTACACCACGACGAAGCCGAGAACGGCGTTCGCCAGGCCGACAATCACGTATCCCCACCAGGGCATCTCGACCGTGGGTGGGACGATGATGGCCGTGGTGCCGACTCCGCCAACGCCGGCAGCGACCGCCCCGGCAATGGCCTTGCTGATCTTGGCGAGGTCCATGATCAGGTCTCCTTGATCTCGACGCTGCGGCTGCTGTGGATGCCGGTCGTCACCTCCTCGCCGCCGGCCAGTTCGGCGACCAGGGTGGTGACGGGCTCGCCGCCGTCCGGCGTGTCGACCGTGTAGACAGCGGCCTTGCGCTCATAGCCTTCGCCGTTGGTGTTCTTCACCGTGATCTGGATGGTCATCGTCTATCTCCTGGGAGGCGTCGGCGCTTCCAGCAGCAGCGCCGCACGGGTGATGGGGCCTGCGATCCCGTCGGGGGTCAGGCCGTGGTCCTGCTGGAATGAGCGAATGGCTGCGGTGGTCTTCGGCCCCGGCCAGCCGTCAACCACGACGGGATAGCCGGCGAGCCCGAGCAGCGCCTGGATTTCGCAGACGGCGCCGCGCTGCACGCCCGAGAACACGTCGCGGGCCTGGCCGAGCTGGAGCGTGTAGGCCGCCAGCAGCTTGGTCTCGTACTTGTTGCGGAGGTAGGCCGGGCCGTTGTAGCGCCTGGCGAATTCCTTGAAGTCCTTCCGGCGCAAGGCGCCGACCAGGCCGGCCGAGCGGATGAAACGTGCGAAGGCGTGGATCTGCTCGTCCTCGCCCTCGCACATGTCGGCGACATAGGCTTCGATCGTCTCGTACCCGGCGAGGACGAAGTTGAACCCCATGATCTGGCCGAGGCCCCAGCTGCAGCTCTGCATGGCGGTGACCGGGCTCAGGTCCATGGCGAGGGCCAGCCGCTCATACTCGGCGGCGCCGCCCTCGTAGCCGCCGGCTGTCGGGCCTGAGATTTCCGGGGCGACCTGGTCGTACCGGCCGCTGGTCAGCCTGTGGAAGACATGGCGCTCGAACAGGATCTTGGGCCGTCCATCCGCCAGGAAGCCTTTGCCGGCCGCCTCGACCGTCACCACGGCCCGGACCACAGCTTCCTCGCATTCCAGGTCGTTGGCGATTTCGGCATAGATCGTCGCCGAGCGCGGCAGGGCCGCCCCCTCGAAACCGTCAGGGATCATCGGTGTCTCGTCGTCAGGGGTTGCGGGCTACCGCTGCCCGAGAATCCACAGCAAAACCATGGTGCCGGTGACCATGAAGGCCGCGACCAGGTAGGCGGCCACGCGCCGCCACAGGGACCACGATTCCCCGGCGAGGCTGCGCCGGGTTTCGTCCAGTTCTCGGAACGTGTCGAACGCCTTGGTTGTCTGCGCATCGCGCGCGACCGCCTGGTCGGCAAGGCGCTGCACCGCGAGGTTCAAGGTGTGCAGTTCCGTGGCGACCTTGGCGACCGAGCCGTTGATGGCCTCGAAATGCTTGTCGTGGCCGAGCAGCCGCGCCGCGATCGTGGCCGCAATCTCGCCCTCCTCCCGGCCCCGCTCGTAATCCGCGTTCTTGGGTCCGACGGGATCGGTCATGGCGTTATTCCTGAACGGGGATGACGGTGACCGGCAGGCTGCCGCTGCTCCACACCTTGAGGTCGGGCATCTCGAAGGCGATGGTCGGCGTGGCGGTTTCGATCGCCACGAATTGCTGGAACGGCCAGCACCAGTTCCTGGGGATCGTCGTCAGCTTGATCCTGCCGCCGAGCGTCGCCGGGATCTGGACCAGGCTGGTCCGGCTGACATAGGTCGTACCGATCCGAGAGTCGCGCAGTGCTGGCGGGTCAACGTCCGGATCAATGATGACGGTCGGCAGCTGGATGATGCCCCCGACCTGGCCTTCGACGGTTCGGACGAGTTCGCCAGGGCAGTAGCGCCGCCGTGTGACGACCCATTGAAGGGTGAGAATGCGGGTCGCCGGGTCAAAGGCGCCGGCCTCCAGCCGCTCATAGACCACCGGCGGCGTGCGATCGGCCATCGCCAGCAGGATCAAGGCCGCGATGGCAACCAGCGGCCAGCCGATCATGATGACCATCCACCAGATCGGCTCGCGGTACCACGGGCTGCGCGTCACCCTCATGATCAGGCACCCCGCTTGATGATCATGTTCCACATGGTCAAGACGAACGCGCCGATGCCGCTGGAGCCGATGATGCCCAGCAGCCAGACGGCCGGCCGCAACTGCTCCTTGGTGGCGCAGGCCGACACGTCCTGGCGAAGGTCGGCGATGTCGGTCTTGATCTGGGCCGTGCCGATGCGGCTCTCGGTTTCCAGGATCGTGACGCGCCGGCTCAGTTCCTGCAGCTCACGCACCACGTCCCGAAATTCAGACTGGTCGCTCGCCCGGCGCATCGGCCGGTCGTCGTCGCGGTCAGGCATCGCCGTTATCCGTCCTTCACCGGCCCCGCGCCGCCCGAACCTGGTCTGCAGCCGCGGCCATGGAGAAGCAGTCGGCGTTGGTCAGGACACGGTCGTAGAGTGCGATGCACTCGACCATCAGGTCCGCCTCGGCGAAGACGGTCGAGGGCGAGCCGGCAACCAGCTTCATGGTCGCGTCAACGACCGCACCGGAGTTGGTGATCATGCCGGTGGTGTTGATGGTCGCGCTGTAACTCGCGATCTGCACCCCCGCCTGGTAGCCCCGAACCTGCAGGCTGGTGCCGGTCAGCGACGCGAACCACGAGGCCGCTTCGGTGTACTGATAGGTCGCAGCCGCCGAGAGGCTGGCGGGCGCCTGCTGGGCAGAATTGATCGTGTAGCGGAAGTTCGGGCTGATGGGGTCGGCCGAGGTCGGAAGCGTCGCGCCCTTGGTCGCGTAAACCGTGAACCCGCGCGCCGTGTACTGGTCGGCCGCCATGAGCGGCGAAACCCAGGTCGTCACGCTGTCGTGGCTGGTCGGGATGTCCACCGTCAGGTGGACCATGAAGGTGAACGGCAACGTCAGGTCGACAACGTCTGCGGTCGGCAGGTACGTGTTGCCGCGCAGCCGGACGCCGCCGTTGGTCAGCAGGGTTCCCGCGCTGTGGCCGCTCGCGCCGGCAACAATCGCCGTGGTGGCGGTGGCCGAGCCATAGTTGGCGATCGACGCGAGGGTGTCCGACCCGTCGATGAAGTGCAGATGAATGAGGCCAGCGGTCGAGAATCCGCGCGGCCCGTCGAGCGGCAGGGACGTGTCGTCCGAAGCCGCAGCGCCGATGATCTTCATGCTCCGATGACCTCCAAGTCCTGGAATGCGTTGAGCGGGTTCGGCAGCGGGTAATGCGTCCCGACCCGGCCGACGCTGTAAGTGCTGTCCAGGAACGTCAGCGGGGACTTGGCGCTGTCGCTGTCGAAGACGTTCCCGTAAGCGACGGTGCGGGCGATCGCGACCGAGTTGCCGACGAGGAAGGCCGTCGCCGGGGTGACGGTGGAGCCGAACTCGGCGGTGACGTTCTCGCCGGTGATGACGGTCTGGCTGCCGGTGTAGGCGACCGTGCGGCCGATCCAGGTTTTCGGCGTCCCGCTCGTCATGTTGAGCACGAGGAAACAGCCCTCGTTGAGGTGCTGCTGGATCTGGGAGCGGATGTCGCCCGCGAAGGCCAGTTCCTTCGACGCCCTGCCATTCGGCAGCGTGGCCCCGTCCCGCCAGTCCGCGACCGGCAGGCTGAGCGCCTTCTGATCCCGGAGCCTCGCGCACTCGACCTTGGCGCCGGCCGGAACCGCCGACGCCAACTTCAGCCTGATGGTGTCGGTGTCCACCACGGTCACGCCGGTCACCGCCGGGCCTTGGACCTGTGCAGTGCCGGAGCCCGTCATGCACCGGAAGCCGGCGTAGCAGAACGGCGCGGTGTTCAGCGGCCAGAACGTCGTGTCGAGCCGAATGGGCGGACACGGCACGTTGAAGACCACGTCGATCTCGTCGGTCGAGACCTTGCGGGCCAGGATCGCCCGCAAGGAGACGTTCTGGTCGCGGCGGACGAGGAAGCGGTACATGTTCTTGCCGGCCAGCGACCCCCACCACCTCTCGCCGTCCGCCGCCAGGTGAACCTCGCTGCCGTGAACCACGAGGCCGCCGGACGTGTAGCTGCTGTTCTTGCCGGACGGGACGAAATAGGTCGGGCCAACCGGGACGATTTTGTCCGGGCTGGTCGCCGCCGCCACCATCTGAGCCTGGCCGACGATGGTGCCGCCGGTCTGGTAGACGAACACCGGAAGGCGTCCAGCCTGGCCAGTGATGACGCGGGCATCGGCGTCGTAGTCGTCCGCAAGCTGAGTGAAAGCTGCCGCCCACGCCGGAATGAAGTCGGCATAGGCCATGGGGCTGTCGGCGTCGTTGAACTTGAGGTCGTTGTCCGCCTCGCCCTGGAGGAAGACCATGCCCAGCTCGGCGAAGGTCTTGCCGTTGGCGACCGCATAGGCTTTCGCCCGGCGGATGTCGTCGATCATGGTGTCGTAATACAGGCCGGTCGGATCGTTCTGATGGGCCTTGTCGAGTTCGTACAGGCGTCGCCCGCCGCGGCCCGCGAACGAGATAAGGATCTCCGGGCCGGAGTCTCGGCTCACGCCGCTGTTCGGCCCCACCAGCTGGTCGCGCAGTGCCGCCACGATGGCCGAGGCAGCCGTCTCGCCAACGGCGCCGTCCTGGGCCTCGTGCAGATCCACAACCTCGAATTCCGACGCCGGTCGGGCCAGCGGAGTGAGCGCATAGGCGTCCAGTTTCCAGGTCCGGACGCTGCGGATGAACATGCGGCCACGGTGCCCGGTCGGGCTCGTGGTCAGCGGCGGCAGGGACTCCGACCCCTCCCCCAGCGACTGGCCGTAGAGCGTGATGTGCAGCACGTCGGCCGCCAGGGGGTTCGCGGCACCGCTCGACGCGGCGAAGGGGTTCACGTCCTTGGTTCCGGACGCCGACAGCCGGAACTTCACCCGGCCATTGGAGGTCAGCACCTCGTGCAGGATGTCCGGTTCGCTGGTCGGCATGATCTGGACGCGGTTGTCGGCCAGACCGATCCGCATGCCCTTGAACAGGTTCAGATAGCTGTCATCGCTGAACCCGCCGAGCGACCGCCCCGTCCCCGACGCAAACCGCAGGATCATCCGGAGGCCGTCGATGAACTCGATCAGGTTCGGGATGATCTTCTCGGCGATCGGCGCGAAAGCATCGACTTCCACGTCCAGGGCTTCGACCTGGTCGAGGAGGGCGTCATACTTGCTATCGGCGATCTTCACCCAATGGTCGCCCGGCCCGGCCGGGTCGTACCGCCATTCGCCGTTGATGTTGCCGCCGACATCGGAGGGGTCGTCGGTGACCCGCCGGATCGTGCCCGTGGGCGGCACGGTCGGGGCAGCCGCCACCATGCCCGACTTGGTCGCAAAGCCGAGCACGCCCGAGGCCGCCGCCTCCTGCAGCTCGTTCAGGTAGGCCGTCAACAGGACCGAGGACGTATCGCTCCTGGTAACGTGCATCTGCACGGCCAGCTGGTCCGCGAGCACAGCCGAGAGGATGTTGACGCTGACGCCGGCATCGAGCGCCCGAATGCGGTCAACAACGGTGGCAAGCGGGAGATCGGTTTCCCGGATCGACATGCTCGGTTCTCCGCTGGCTCAGGTGAGGGTGGTCCAGCCGGACTTGGCCTGGATCACGGTGTTCGAGGGCTTCGCCGTGCCCCACTTCACTTGCTCGACGACCCCGTTCAGCGGCGGGGTGACCGCGAGGCTGACGGTGATCTTCACGGGCGTGGTGGTCGGGACCGCGCCGGCCACGTCGGTGACCGTCGCCAGGCCGTTGGCGCTGAAGCCAAAATCGCCGGCCTTGTAGCCGTAGATGCCCGAGGTCATGTTCGTGGCCGTCACCGCCTGGGACGCCAGGCCGGTGGCCGCGGCCCCGACCTGGGTCAGGCCGCGCATGGCCGTGGTCGTGGTGAACTGGATCAGATTCCCATCGCTGATGGTCGTCTGGATCGACCCCACGACGATGCCGCTGTTGGTCGTCCCGACCGCCACCTTGGCGCGGGCTCCGAAGTACCCTTCGGTCGAGTTGAAATCGACGCCGGCCGTGTGCTGGATCAGCGGCGCGCTGCGGGACGCGGTCGCCGCGTTGGTGATGATCGGAGCGGTGTCGAACGCCCCGTTCTCGAACTGATTCAAGATGAAGTAGATGTCGGCCCCGGCCGGCGCCGCGATGCGCATCTGCTCGCCGATGGCCGCCGCCGTGCGGCTGCCGCCCACGCGGACATACGGCGTTGAGGCACCGAAGCTGACCGCCGTGGCGCCGCCGATCTCGATGCGCCCGGCCGAGCCGCGATAGACAATGGAGCCGCGGCAGGCACCGACGGCGGCGATGGTGCCGCTGATCGTGGCGAAGGCGTCGGCGACGCCGGCAGAGTTGTTCAGCCGGTAGACGAAACCGTTGATCGTGGTGGCCGTCAGCAAGGCGCCCAGGGTCGTGCCGGCGCCCATCGCGGCGCTGTCGTCCACCCTGGTCAGCGTGGCCGCCGCATCACCGCTCAGCGTCATGCCGGTCAGGTCGGTGGGGTTCGCATTCCTGTTCGAATTGCGGTTGGTGCGGTTTTCCCACAGCTCGAGGCCACGATCGCAGACCGGGGCCGCGTTGGCGGCGATGGGATGCAGCGTGCCATCAGCGTTGGTGACGATCTGCGCCGAGGTCGTGATGATGTCGAAGATGCCGGCCAGGGTTGAGCCGACCCCGTTCAAGCGGTAGTTGCCGCCCTTGAAATCGGCGTGGATGCTGGCATCCGGGTCGTACCAGACGACGGTCAGCGTGATCGCGCTGGAGTCCACCGAGGTCTGCCCCGAGATGGTCTGCCGCGCCGTGATGCTGCGGGCACCGCCCGCCAGGCTGGCCAGGGTCGCCGTCCAGTTGCCAGACCCATCCGCCGAGACGGTCGTGTTGAGCACGCCATCGGCATAGACGCCGACCGAGGCCGAGGCCGTGGAGGTGCCCGCGACGACGGGGTTCGTGTTGCCGATCGTCGCCGAACTGGTCGAGATTGCCGGGGCCACCGGGATGATGTTCAGCGTCAGCGTGGTGCTGGCCGGCGAGGTGTGCGCCGCCGTGTCGGTCTGCTTGGCCGTGATGGCGTAGGAGCCGATCGCCAGGGCCGTCAGATCCACGGTCCAGGCGCCGCCAGTGACGGTGACCGGCGCCGCCGCAGGTGTGCTGCCAGCGCGGAAGACTTGCAAGGAACACCCGGTCTCGCCCGTGCCGTTGATGGTCGGCGTCGTGTCCGTGGTGGACAGCGGCGACGAGGTGCTGATGACCGGCGCCGAGGGCGTGACCGTGTCCACCGTGACCGTGATCGGCGCGCTCGGATCGCTCGGCTGGCCGGCCCCGTCATAGGCAATCGCCGTGATCGTGTACGTGGCGTCCAGCAGGGTCGGCAGCGTCAGTGACCAGGCGCCGAGAACAACCGCCGCCGTGCCCTGGTCGACGCTGTTGGCGAAGACATGGATGGTCGTGGTCGGGTCCGCCGTGCCCGCGATGGTGGGCGTGTTGTCGCTGGTGATCTGCGACAGCGTCGTGATGATCGGCGGGTTCGGCGCGACGCCGCCCGGCAGATCGATCACGACCAGGAGCGGCGTGCCCTCGATCAGGGTCGAATTGACCGAGACGATGCCGAACGTGTACGTGCCGGCGACCTGGGGGATGGTCGTCTCCAGCGGCGAGCTGGAGAGCGTGCCGGTGTGCAGCGGCGTCAGATCGGCCCAGGCGTGGCCCGCACCGATGCCGAGCTTGTAGCGGATGCGGTAGCCGAGCAGATCGGGCGGCGGGCCGTCGGCCTCCGGGTCGCTGACCACCCAGTGGTACTGCCGGGTCTTCGACGCCAGCTGGACATAGGTGAAGGAGTCGATCGTCGGCGGCGGCACCGTGCGGACCTGCACCACGTGCTCAAACGGCGGCGAGGTCCAGGCCGAAGCGATGCCGTCGCGGCTCAGGGCCCGCGCCCGGATCTCGATCAGATCCTCGAACACGTAGCCCTGGAGGGCGACGCTGTTGACGCCGCCGACCAGGTTCTCCGTCTGCCATTGCGTCGTGCCCTGGTAGCGGTGCTGGATCTGGAACGACGCGGTCGGGACCGGCCCCCCCTGCCCTGCCGCGACGCCGACCGTGACCGGCGAATAGACCGAGCCGTCGTCGGCGACGACTTGCTGCGAATTGCCGGAGCTGACGGCGATAATCTGCGGCACCGCCGGCACCGTGTCGTCGGGATAGGGCGTCCGCGGCACCCAGACCGGCACGTCGATGTCGTCCGCCTCCTCGATGTAGGGCATGGCCTCATCGACGGCGGTCACCTTCGCGAGGTGGTCTTCTGTCGGCTCGATCGCCTTGACGACCAGGCGGTGGGTCTCGAAATTCACCAGGCCGAACATCCAGAGGTCGCCGACCGAGGGCGACGCTCCGGCGCCGGTCAGGGTGAGGGTCGTGAACCGGCCCGCCAGGCTCTCGACATCCCGCACCAGCGTGGACCCGTCCGGCCGGCGGAAGCGGATGACGTAGCTGGCCACCCCATCCATTTCGGCGAAGTCGTCCAGCAGGATCACGGCGCCGTCGACCGCCTTCACCCGCCCCGCAGCGATGCCCCAGCGGGTGACATTGGACTGGACCAGGGTCAGGTCACCACGGTTGACCCGCAGGCTCTCCCAGGCTGTCGAGAAGGAATACGTATCCGCCCGCGCCTGCAGCTCGCGGAACCGGCGCTGGCCCTCCGTCCAGACCTTGCCCGCGTCGGTGACGCCTCGGAACTCGATGGTCTCGAAGTTGGTCGCCAGTTCCGGCGTCACGCCCTCGCGGTAGATGATCCGCTCGTCCTGCCCCCAATCGAACTCTCGGTCGACGAACCGGCAGCGCCAGGCGTCCGGGATCTCGCGATACGTCCGCTCGACCTGGAAATCCCAGGAGTTGCGGTCGGTGAAGTGATCGGCGGCGACGGCTTGCGCCCGATCCTGGATCACGCTCCACTTGCCGTTCGGCCGCGCCGGGTTCGCCCGCCCGACCGTGGCGATATCGGTCAGGGTCTCCAGCACCGAAGACTGGGCATCCCGGACCATGTTGAACTCCAGCCCCTTGGCGAGGCAGGCGCCATGCCAATCCTGGAGCGTCACGAGGTCGATCTGGCTGTCCATGCGGGGCAGCGCATTGGCCGGGTGCTGGAGCGTGTACCGGTAGAGCGACGCGGGATTGGAGGTCTCGACATCGTCCACCCAAGCCGAGCCGTTCCAATCCTTGCAGCGCGACGTGCAGATGGCCGTCAGGTTGTCGATGATGCCGTTCAGCTGGCCCTGGGCCTTGATCCGCAGCGCCAACAGGGCCAGCGGCTTGGCGAAGGTGAACGGCACCTCGTGACGGATGGTCCGGAGCGCCGTCCAGATCTGGGATTGGGTTTCGCTGTCGTCGTTGGTGCAGCGCAGGCGAACGTCATACTGGCCGCGAGTGACCGACCAAACCTTGCCAATCCGGAAGGGATCTTGCTTCTTTTCTTCAATATCAAAGGTTCCGAAGTGAATCCAGTCAATCGCGCCGACTTCGCGGTACTCGACTTCAATAACCGACGAGGTTACTTTCGGCTTTCCTTTGGAACTGAACTTGACGAGACCTTGCGGATAGGTCCAATCGATACTGATCTCGTCGCAATCGGGGTCGGTGCGCTGGACAACAAACGGGTCGCCTTCTGGCATCTCGATGGACAGGGACTGTTCGAGAACCTGGCCGGGGTAGAGCGTGATCGGCGCGTCACCTGGCAGGCCCTCGCGCAGCTCCATCTGCACGTCGTCGTAGTCGGCCAGGAGCGTGTTGCCGATCCGGATGTCCTCGATCCGGATCGGGCCATAGCCGAACACGAAAAGCTGGCGGAGCCACTGGTCGTTGCCCGAGGCTTCCGTGTAGGACCGGGCCGCATAGAGCGGCGCGAAGCGATGCCGGCCGAGCATGACCGGGATGGCGCCCCAAGGCGACGCTGAGTTCCGGCCGCCGCCGATCGAATAGGTCGTGCTCGGCTGCCGGGTCGAGAGGCTGGGCGCGCTGATCGGGATCAGCGCGTTGAGCAGCAGGTTGCCGGCAAAGGCGAGGCCGGCGGTGATCAGCGCCGTGGTCGCCGCCAGGGTCGCAGCAGCAGCAGCAGAGGCCGTGCCGGCGGCAACCGCCGCTGCCGTCAGCGGCAGCAGCGCGCCGGCCAGGTACGGCGCCGCAAAGGCCACCGCGACCACGATGGCGATGCCGATCAGGATGCGGCCGATATTGCCCTGCGGCACCAGGATGAAATCGACAGTGACGCCGGCCTTGGGCTTGACCAGGTGCCAGAGGTGCGACGGCACTTCATGCTGGCCGATCCGCGCCGAACCATGGCTCCGCAGGATCGGGTCGATGGTGTCGCCGTAGGCCATGGCGACCAGCTCGGCGAGCGTCTTGCCGACCGGCGCCATGATCTCGACGCGATCGAGCACCAGCGGCGACCGGCGCGAGATGACACGGATACGGGGGTCGATCGCCTCGGAGAGGTCGATCCGGAAATCGCCGTCGGGCATCAGGCTTCGATCAGCCGATAGAACCCGACGACGCGCAGCCGGAACTCAGGGTCCGTCCAGCGCTGGACGCGGGACGTGCTGTCGGCTTCGATGTGCAGCATCCGGCCGGGCGCCACGACCAGGCCGACATGGACCGGCCTGGTCCCCTCGCGCAGCAGGATGAAATCCCAGGGCAGCACGTCCGGCTCGGCGACCGGCGCGAACATCGCCTCGATCTCGGCGTCGATCGCGCGCTGGATCGCGACCCGGTCGAGGACGTTCGTGTAGTCGTGGTGGAAGCTCTGGAGCAGGATGGCGCGCTTCTCGGCGTATGCGAGCCGGCACAGCCCCCAGCAGTCCACACCCTTCCGGTCCCTGCCCTTTTCCATCCAGGGCAAGCCGAGGTAGTCGTCCGACCAGTGCGCCATCAGAACAGCGTCGGGAAGGCGCCAGGGGTGAAGGTGCCAGCCGGGAACGGCTCGGTCGCGAAATTGTCCATCGCCAGGTCGATCTGGACGATCTCCGCGTTGAACGTGGCCTTGGTCGTCTGAAGGTCATCCCAGGCGACCTCGACGATATCGGGCGTGGACGACAGGACGCATTCGATCAGGACGAATGCCGGCGTCGGCACCAGCTGGAGCAGATCACTCACCCGATGCACGTCCTCCTGGAGTCCTTCAATTGAGATGTTGTCGAGCACCAGGCGCGCACGCGGCGCCGCCTGGTCCTGGTCGTCGGGCATCACGGCGCTGACCGGGATGAAGACGAATTGGTTGCCGCGGCTCACGGTGCCGTAGATCAACGGGTCTTCGGACAAGCGCTGCGTCGGGTCCGTCGAGATGCGGATCGGCTCGACCAGCGACGGGTGCGTGAAGGTGATCAGCACCACCAAGACCTTGTCGCTCTCCTGCGCGAAGATCGCTTCGCGCAGGGTGATCGACAGCGTCCTCACGGCATCCCCTCCAGGCTCATCGCAGCCTGGAAGACGACGGGTCCGTTCGCCGTGTAGGTCGGCGGCTCGACCATCCGGACGATGATCTTGTAGCCGGTGACGATCTCTTCCCCGGTCTCGGTCGTGATGTCCTCGCCGATCAGGGTCGTCAGGGTCGTCTCACCCTCGCGCGGGTGCGGGAACCAGAACGGCCACAGGCCGCCGTCCAAGGTCTCCATGAAGAAGTCGTCGAGGATGTGGAGTTGCCAGCCCTGCAGCATCACGTTCGCCGTGAACGGCCGGACCCCGCCGCTGGTGTATTTGCGGAGGATGGCCGGGCCCTTCTGCGGCTGCGACCGGAGGATGTTGTTGGGCGGCTTTTCCGAATAGCCGTCGACCAACACCCTCTGAGGGAGGGTGAGCGGCCAGGTCATGGTTGGCATCAGCGTCCCCGGAGAGCCGGCGTCGCGCCGTAGGTCTGTTGCATGCTCTTGGCCATCGGCGAGCCACGCCGACCAAGTTCGGACGCAGCGGCGTTGCCGATAACCGCGACGATGTCGACGCCGCCGGACGAGTTGCGGGTCTCCTGCTGCCGGACCTCGGAACCGGTGTGGTTCTCGACCGTGAAGTTGTTGACCACAGGCTGAGCCGCTGAGCCGGGGCTGTTCCCGTTCGCGGCGTTGTCCCGGTGCCGCGGATCGCGCCGGGTCAGGATCTCCTCGCCGCGCAGGACGACCGCCGCCATCTCGTCGCCGGCCAGGCCGCCGTTGTGGTAGCGCGGCGCGTTCGCGAACAGCGACATCGGCAGGTTCCGGTGCCGCGCCGACTGCCCGACGATGCCGCCAGCGTGGTAGTAGGCGGCGTCGGACGAGCCGATATAGGGCGAGGTGCTGGTGCCGATTGTGCCGGACGAGGCCCCGCCACCGATCAGTGACCCGAAGAACTGCCCGACGGCGCTGAAGAAGCCGCCACCGCCACCGGCGCCACCCATCTCCTTGGACACCGCCTGGATGCCCTGAAGGATCGCCGACAGGACGCTGCCGAAGCCGGAGACGAAGATGTTCGACGACGCGGCCATGCCGTTGGCCAGGCGCCCCAGCACGCCGCCGAACGTATCGCTGAAGGTGTTGGCGTTGGCCGCGATCTTGGTGGTCGCATCCGCCATCGTGTCGGCACCGGCGCCGCCGAGGGGGGCGCTGGTGCCGATGCTGCCGTTGATCGGCGCGTCCGGCCGGTTCGGGATCATCGAGCCCGGAACGCTCTCCATGTTGACGGTGGCCGACCCGATCGACAGGGTCGCCGTCCCGACCGTGGCGGTGATCCCGTTCGACAGGGCCTTGGACAGGTCGATGTTGCCGTTGGCTGCCGTGATGTCGTTGGCGGGCTTGACCGGCTCCTTCGGCTTGTTCCCCATGATGTCGCCGAGGATGCCGCCGATATCGGACACGGTCGGGTCGTTGCCGCCGAACAGCGAATTCTTCAAGGGATTGAGGATCGTGAACTTGATCAAGGCCTGCATGACCTCGGACAGCACGCCCTCGGTGATCGACTGGAAGTTGATCGCCGCCGACTCGCCCTTGGTGAAGGCTTCGGTGATCGACTCTCCGATCCGGTCGAACGCCTGTTCGAACACCCCGGAGATGGCGGCAGCCGCCGCCTTCTGGCGTTCCAGCGCGGCGTTCACGCGCTCGGCGCCCTCGACCTGGGTCCGGAAGCTCTCCGCGATCTTGGCGGCATCGGGGATGCCCTGGTCCTGCAGCTGGTTCCGGATCTCCAGCAGCCGGATTTCGGTGTTGATCGCCGACTGCCGGTCGCCCACCGTCGAAAGCTCGAGCTGGGCTCGCTCGGTGTCGCGCTGCAGGCCCTCGCGGATCTGCATGGCCTGGGACGCAGCAACGTTGGCGTCCTTCAGGTCATAGGTCGTGTTGACCAGCGCCGTCAGTTCCGCCCGCTGGGCCGGGGTGATCTTCTTGCCCTGCAGATCGGAGACGGCGTTGTACCGCTCGGTCGCCCGCTCGGCCGCCGCGACCGCGCCGGCACCCTCCTGGTAGGCCGTCGCCAAGCGCTGCTGGGCCTTCAGCTGGTCCATCAGGTTGCGCTTGAGTTCGGGGAACGGGTCCGCCTTGGCCTTCGCGTCCGGGTCTTCGCCGCCAACCTGCAAGCCATACGGCCGAGGGAGCGGGATCGGCGGGAAGCTGCCGTCGATCATCTGCGGCGTGCCGACGTTCTCGGGCCGTTTCGCGAAGGCGTTGGCGGGGTCGCTGCGGCGCGATTCCAGCGCAGCGGCGCGCATGATCCCGGCCCACACGTCGCTGAAATAGGTGCCGAGGGCGTCGATCCATTTGACGAGCGGGTCGTAGACGACGCGCTTCGCCCAATCCGTGGCGATCTGGGCGCCGTCCTTCAGCATGGCGGTGACTTCGCCGACATAGTCCTTGTTGAGGTCTTCTCCGGCCGCCTTCCACGCCTCCAGGATGGTCGCATTGGCCTCGGCGAGCGGCTTCGTCAGATCGGGCGGCTTGATGTTCGCAATCGCGGTCCCAAGCTGCGTAATGGCCGTGATCGGGTCGGACCAGTCCTGACTCGTGAGGGCTTTCGCGAGTTCCGCCAACGGGCGGCTCAGCTCGTCGTAGATGCCCTTGCCGAAGGCGCCCAGCGCCGCGAGGCCGCCAAGCATCAGGTCGATGCCGGCCATGAACAGGCCGACGATCGTGTTGACCACTGACTTGGTGTTGTCGGTGATGGCCTTGCCGGTCGCGGTCCAGATTCCACCGATCTTGTTGCCGAGATCGGTCCAGGATTGCAGCAGGTAGTCGATCAGCTCCTGCGTCCGCTGGACTTCCGCCTTCTGCTCCGCCGAGAGGCTATTCGAGAACCCAGCCGGCAGGGCACCTCCGCCGCCGGACATCGCGTTCGCGGCCTGCGTCCGCAGCTTCGCTTGGGCCGCCCCGACCCCAGGATAGCGCGGCTCCTCGCCCATCAGGGTGCCGGTAAAGCTCGGGTCGCCAGGCGCGCGCCGGGGCGCCACGAAGATGGCGAGCATATCGCGCAGGTTCGTCTCGGCGCCGGCCGACTCGATCTTGATCTTGGCCAGCTTGTCCGAAATCTCGTCGAGGATGGCGGTCGCACCGGAGGCGACGCGCGGCATCACCTTTTCCCAGTGCTCGAACCCGTCCGACAGCTCGTACAGCGCCACGCCCAGAGCGACGGCCACGCGCAGCAGCGTGTAGAACACGTTCGCCGACATCGCGGTGTTCAAGGCGATGATGGCGAGCCGCAGATCGTTGACGAACCGCACCAGGCGCAGCGCCAACATGATCTTCATGATGCCGATGACCAGGTCGAGGTTCCTGCCCATCCAGAGCGCGGCATCGGCCGCCATCCGGATGCCGACCGCGAGGGCTTCGGCAAACTTCACCCCGGCCTGGAACGCCTCCGGCGACTCCAGCAGATCCGCCAAGCTGTTGACCGTGTTCGCCAGGGTCATGGTCGCCCCGGCCGCCTGGCTGACCGTGCCGACATAGCGCAGCATGGCATTGTGGACGACGACCATGGCGCCATCGACGGTCAGCGGCAGCAGCTTGAATTCCTCGTCGATCTGCTTGCTGACCGCGAGCAGGGTCGTGGCGAGGGTGCGCGAGCTGAGCCGGCCTTCGGCGGCCATCTTGTAGAGTTCGTCGCGGGTGATGCCGAGCTTCTCGGTCAGGGCGATGGCGATGCGCGGCATGTTCTCCAGCACCGACCGGAATTCATCGCCGCGCAGCGTGCCGGACGCCAGAGCCTGGGATAGCTGCAGCACGCCGCCCCGGACCTCGGACGCCGCCGCGCCGCCAATCACGAGGGCTTTGTTCACCGTCTCGGTGATCCGGAGCATCTGCTCCTGGCTGAGCTTCAGTTCCTTGGTGTTCTGGGCGAGCCGGACGTACAGCTGAGCCGTGCCCTCCAGGCCGGAGCGGCTGCGCTGGGCGACCTGGTACAGCCGCTCCTGAACGGCAATCGCCTCCTCGTGCGAGGCGGTGACCAGGTTGATGCGGCCCTGCATCCGCGCCCACGCGTCGGCGTATTGGATCAGCTTGACGGTCCCGAGCGCCGCAGCGAGGCTCAGGATCGCGCCGGTCAGGCCGCCAAAGGCACGGGTAGACCGGATCGCCTGGGCCTCGGCCCGACCGCCCGTCCGCGTCAGGTTGTCAAGACGACCCTCCGCTTCCCCCAGCGCCGTGGTGTTGACGAGGATGTCGAGGCGGGCGACTTCCGCCATCAGTCTTCCCCGCCGCCTGAGTCTGCAGCCATGCCAGATCCAGCCGCTTGATCGCCTCGATCTCCCATGGCTGCAGCCGGATGCCGGTTAGCCGGGCCCATGCTTCCAGGTCCGCGAGGATGAGAGGTGACGGTCCGAAGCCGCCCGAGCCGCGCCATTCGTGCAGGCTGAGGAACCAGCCATAGACCCGCTCGCCGCCGTAAGGGATCGGCACCGCCTCCAGGTCGGGCAGAGACCGGCCGGTTTGGCGCAGATACTTTTCGAGGTGCGCCCGGCGCGTGTTGCCGTCTGGAGTTGCGACATGAAGGCGGAATTCACGGACGGCGAAGTCGACCAGTTCATCGGTCAGATCGGCGCGGACGGCTTCAAAAAATTTGACCGGGCCATGAAGAAGCCGAACGCCTGTTCAAAGGTCCAGGGCGCCCGTTCGAACAACTCCTTGACGGCTTCGACCGAATACTCGATCAGGCCGTCGTCGCCCGGAACGTTGTCCAGTTCGACGATGACTTTTGCCATCATGTCCTTGTAGACAGCGGTCTCGAATTCGAGGTTGCGGCGCTGACGGTTCCGGAGCTTGCCCGCCTCGATCTTCTCGGCCGCCTTCTGCTGCAGCTTCTGAGCCTTCTCGCCATCGGCGCCGAGGATCTTGAACCGGATGGGCTTGCCGTTGTGGGTCAGATCTTCGCCGTTCGTCGGATGCTCAAGCGGCATCCACACGCCCTCGTCGGACAGGGTGACGGTATCAATGTCATAGATGCTGGTCATTCCAACCTCGTCAGGAGGGTTGTGGCGGCGCGGAGAGGTGGGCGGCGCAGTGCCGCCTGACCCGGTGCCGCGCCGCCCTGGCCGCTCGCGAGAACGGCCACCCGCCACGGTCGCGCCCCGCAGCGGATCGCGTTGTCGAGCCAGGCTCAGGTGCCCGTGCGCTCGATGGTCATGGTGGTGTCATCGGTCTCGTCGTAGATCGCCCGGAACGGGGCGTTGATCTCGATCGGGCCGGACTGCGGCGGGTCCATGTCGCCGGCATTGATCTTCACGCGGTTGAAGGCGAAGCCCATGAAATCGGTGCCGTTCAGGTCGTCGAGCCGCAGCCGGATCTCCACTTCGGTCTCGTTGAAGAAGGCCGAGTAGACCGGGCTGTCGTCCTCCAGGAAGGCCGTCAAGGTGCCCTCCACCACCGCCCTGCCCTCGAACACGTCCGGGCTGAACTTCGACCCGACGACCGGCACGACCGACCGGTTGTTGTTGATCGTCAGCTGGATGCCGGTGACCACGCCGATCGCCGTTCCCTCGAACAGCAACTCGCCCTCGAAGGACGAGAACGGGTCATGCGACGGCGCCGCAGCCGGGACGCCGAGCGTCGTGTTGAGCATGTCGGTGAAGGACATCCCGACGAAATCCATGGTGCCGCCGACCATGCCCTCCGGCGGGATGTTCAGCTGAATGCGGTTGACGGCGCAGCCGCGCAGGATCTGGTAGCGGGCAATGTCGGTGAACCGGCGCTCGAACGAGAAGGTCTGCACGTCGGCCGCGCCGAGCTTCAGCACCTGGGTTGCCCCGGTGAAGATCGGCGTCACGCCGGCCGCCGCCCAGGCGCCAGCCAGGCCGCCCTCCAGCATGTCGTCGAAGGCGCCATGGCTCAATTCAAAGCCGAACGAGCCCTGCACCTGGTTGAAGCCGTGCCGGAAACTGACGGTCTGACGGTCCGGGCGAACCTCCTGGGATTCGAACGTGTTCTTGGCGCCGTTCAGGTTGCGGGTGGTGACCCGAAGGGCCTTCATGCTGGGCGTGACCGGGGTGACGCCTCGCGTCACCTCGGCGACGTAGCTGGTGCCGACCTTGGCGCCGGAAGCGATGGACATCGCCTATCCTCCAAATGCAAAAGGCCCGCCAAAAAGGCGGGCCCCTGGGCAGCCGGCGTTGCGGCCGACTATGGGTAGCTGTGGGCTCGGTATCCGACCGACACGGGCACGGCGTACCAGTCGACGCCGGGGATGGCGGGGTGGTCCTCCGCGTAGTCGATCTCGATGTTCAGACCGCCCGAGTGCAGCACGGTGCCCGGCCGGAAGTGGGCAATCACCGCATCGGCGATGACGTTGGCCGGGCCGGCGCCGGGCGGGTCTTGCTCGGTGCCGGGGATGTTGACGCTGACCTGGTAGATGCCGAGGTGGCGGACCATCAGCGGTTCAAGCGACGTGATCACGCGGCTCGACGCCGGCAGCAGCGCTGACCGGAGCCAGGGCGTGTTCCGGTTCGGCACGAAGATGATGTTCTCCCAGGCGACGTTGCTGGCCTGGAAGGTTTTCAGATGGCCGTCGAGGGCGGCCTGGATTGATCCCCTCATCGCGTCTGGCGGAGGATTCCCAACCCGAGGGCGTTGTATTGGCCGGCAACTTCACGAACGGACAGCCGCGCCATGCCGTGCAGCGCCTGCTGGGAATGACCAAATTCGAGCGCTTCGATGTAGGGGAGGCTGTTGCAGAGGTAGGCCACATGGCCGGCCTTCATCTTCGAGACCAGCGCCGTGATCGCGGCGATGGTCTCCTGGCCGTCTGGGGACTTCTTCTCCCAGTCGAAGCCGTCGCGGCCGGCACCGAAACTCGGCAGCCAATTGCCGCGAGCGCGTCCGGTGTCAACCGGGGTGCGCAAGACCACCTTGACGAACACCTCCAAGGTGATCTTGCGTGCAATCAAGGTCAGGCTGAGCTTGGTCCTCTCCGCGAAACGGGTCAGGTCCAGAGTGAAGCTCTGGCCCCGAGGGTGGAGTGCCATTTGCTCTCAGTGCAGCCGGATCAGACCCGGCTCAAGCGCATAGGAAGACACGTCGACGCGGGCCCAGGACTTACCGTCCATAGGCTCGGCCAAGTAGATCAAAGCGTGCTTCGGCCTGCCGTTCTTGTCGGCCGTCACATTCGTGATGACACCACCATGCTCGCCGTCGAGCACGACGCGGTCTCCAACGGCTATCATCGGATGACCAATTCCCATGCGAAGGCACCTCCCGAGCTAATATCGTTTACAAGAATTATGTCGTATGTCCGGCCACTGACTCCGAGGCGGTCTGTCGGCTCCGGGGCAACGGTCAGATCAAAAGCATAGGCATATTGGTCGGACGGCTGCACCTCCAGATTTCCGGAGTACCGGCCGGTAGATATGGGGGCTGACGAGATCACGACTCGGCAGGGGTAGTCGGTGACGGTCCTGCCAGCGGTCTGCGTCATAGGATCATATGTCCCGGCAACGACTCGGGAGACCGTTGCAGGACGAACAAAATCACCGAATTTTGGCAGGAATGTTTCGATTTTGTTGCGAAAATAGGCTTGCGTAATAGGCATCTATGCCCGCTCCAGGTGCAGGATAGCCGCGCCGTCTCCGGCACCGCCCAGCAGGTACGGCCGGAGCTTCAATTCCAGCTTCGGGAACCGGGTCGTCTGGTCGCGGATGGTGCCCTCGTTGTCGGTGTAGACGATGGCGCTCTCCAGCGGCCCGACGACGATCTTCTCCGACTTCACCCGGCCGGGGCCGACCGGGTCGAGCGGCGGCAGCAGCGGGTCGACCGCGCCGGTCGCCGACAGGGCGATGATCGCCGTGGCCTCGCGCACCGGGATCGGGACCAGGTCCGAGGGGATCACGATGCCGGACGACTTGGTGATGATGTTCCAGTATTCGGGCTGGTCGCCCTCGATCACGACGTAGCGGCGCGGCCAGTCCAGAGCCTGGATCGCCGGCCAGGTGCGCTGGCCCTGCCACTTGCCGTTGAACATCTCGCCGATGTAGGCCGTGGCCCGCCGCAGCGCGATTTCCTTGGTCTCGGTCGTGTAGCCGACCCAGGCCGAATTGCCGAATTTCAGGTGGTATGAGTCCGCATCGGCCACGCTGATGTAGCTCTCGGCGTTGGCCTTGCCGGTGCCGTCCTCGACGATCAGCGCCATGGTTCAGGCCCTGTTCGCTTCAACCCGGCCGAGGAGGTCGACCAGCGTCATGCCCTTGGTCACCGTGATCCGGGCGCACATCGGGCAGACCTGGCCGTCTGGGCACTTCTCCCAGTCGCCACGGCAGACCGTCAGGATGTCGCCCGGATCGGCGCCGACCAGCGCATAGGCCAGAGCGTCCTCCCGCGTGGGGAAGACGCTCGTGTCCAGGTCCATGTCAGCTTCGGGTCGTGCGGTTCGCGTTCCGCGCGGCTTCGTCGGCCTTGGCCTTCGCGTCCGCCCTCGCCTGAACCTCGGCCCTGGTCTTGTCCTCGCCGGACGCCTTCTCCTTGGCCGCCTTCTCAGCCGCCTCGGTCTCGGCCTTCTCGGCAGCTTCCTGCTGCGCCACCTGGGCCTTGGCCGCCTCGACCTGGTCGTCCGTGGTCAGGAAGTTGGCGTCCTTGTAGCCCCGCATCCGAGCGTTGGCCTCGGCCGGCGAGCCGGCTTCAACCACGATCAGCCGGCCCGAGATGTCGTGGAGCGTCATGAGATTGGGCATCACCCGTCTCCTCTGGAATCAACAAAACCCGCCGCAGCACCAGGCTGCGGCGGGTCCGGATCAGTCGTCGATCTTCACGCCGAGGCGCGGGTCGATCGCCTTCGCACCGACCAGGAGGTCGAGCGAGATGGTGTCGACCTTGGAGTTCACGTCGTAGCCCTGCACGACGCGGATGCCCATGCCGTTGCCGCGGATGTAGCCGGCGCTGGCCGCACCCTGCGGCAGTTCCAGCGGGACCACAGCCAGGGCGAAGGCGTTCGGGTGGAACGCGATGGCCGAGGTGCCGGAGCCGGCGCCAAAGGTGATCGCCGCACCATCGGCGAAGCCGCCGGCCGGCGCCTGCGGCGCGAACGCCACAACCGCCACGGCGCCGGTGCCGTCGACCGTGTACGTGTTGGTCACGGTGAAGGTGCCGACCACGCCGGCCACCGTGAACGCCGTGCCATTCGGCAGCAGGCCGGCCGCAGTGGCGCCGTCGATCGCCATGGCCTGGGCGCCGGCCGCGACCGCGCCGTTGATGGCGGGCACGCCGCCCGGCCCGACCGCCTTGCCGATGTTCTGGCTCATGTACCAGTCGATGCCCATGATGTGGCCCAGCGAGGCGTTGCGCAGGGCCTGGCCGCCATCAGCGCGGGTCGCGGCGTTGTGGACGGCGTCGATGCCCATCATCGCGGCCTTGATCTTCGGGCTGACGATGGAGTTGCGCGGGGCCACCGGCACCCGGTTCTCGTTCAGCGCCAGGTCGATCAGCGCCAGGTCGTTCAGCGTGGTCATGCCGGCCACGGTGACGATGCTGGTCAGCTGGGTCGCCTTCGACAGCAGGTAGCGGTCGACGCCCTCGGCAATGGCCAGCATCGCCGGCTGGACCAGCTGGGTGGAGAAATCTTCCAGCTCGAGGGTCCACTGCTTCGAGGTGACCTGGAAGGTCACGTCGAAATGCTTCTCCAGCACCAGCGGGATGCCGGTCTCCTGCGCGTTCTGGATGACGACCGCGCCGGTGAATTCCTGGGCGGTGAAGGTCGCCGGCTTGCGCACGGTGATGGTATCGCCGACCTTGGCGCCGGTGAATTCGGTGACGTAGTCCCGATACACCAGCTGTGCGGCCACGAGGTTGCTCTGGAGCACCATCAGCGCTTCCTGCGCAATGATGCTCGGCGTCAGAAAGACGTTGGGCATGTCGGAACTCCAGGGGAAGGAGGGATGGGCCGGGTCTCAAGCGCCGGGGCCATCCCCACTCCCGGCAGCAGCTACCGCGACTGCGCTCCCCTGGACTCCCGCCACTTCGCGTATTCGACGGGGTTCATTTTCGCGACCTGATCCGGCGTGACAGAGCCGCGCTGGCCGCCGCCATCGGTGCCGCCGCCACCCTTGGGTGCGGGCCACCAATGCGGTGCCTTCTCGCGCATGCTGGTCAGCCATTCCTCCAGCGTCATCGGGCCATCAGCGCCGACGCTGTCGTCCTTCGGGTACGGCTTGCCCTCCTTCACGGTGAAGGCGACACGACCACGGAAGACGGCGTCGTCTACGGCTGACGGAAGCAGGCCGAGATCGGCTGCGGCTTTGCGCAGGCCGCCATCAAGAACAAGTACGGAGATCTGCTCGGCCAGGCCGGAGATTTCCTTGTCCTTGGCGGCAACGGTCTCGGACAGCTTCGTTTTCTCGCGGGAGAATCCATCCTGGAGGGACTTCGTCTTCTTGTTGACGTAGCCCTCGATGTCACCCTTCGCGAGGAGCTTGGAGTCCTCGTCCTTCTCCATCCGCTCGACGAGCGACCGGACGGTTTCGGGATCAACGTCTCCAAACTTGCCCAGCGCCTCGCGCGCCGTCTTGACCTCGCCGAGCAGTTCGTCGCGCTTGGCGGCGAGCGGCTTGGTCGCATTCTCGACGGCGGCGCGGACCAGCGCCTGAATCTCTGGATTGTTCGGATCGAGTTTCGGAGCCGGGTCGCCGCCGCCGCCTCCTGTGCCGCCGCCTCCGGCGGGGTCATCAGCGGGCGCAAGCAGTTGCAGGCTCAATGGGGAGCGTAGGTACACAGCCGTCCTCTGGTCGGTTGTGGGCGCCTGAAAGGCAGCTCTGCTGCGGGTTTCAGGCCGAAATTGGACCCCAGAAATGCGAAACGCCCGACACCGCCTCTGGCGGCCGGGCGTATCTCCGGAAGTACAACGTGACCCGAGTTAGACCCAAATTGGGTACAAAGTCAACAATCCTGCCCCAGGTCTTGTGTCCCGGAACTGTAATCGGGCAGGCTATGGGGCAACCAAGGGGGACGTGATGGGATTCAAGTACCTGCCAGGCCAGAATATCGTCGATGACGACGCCGAGCTGCTGGTCAACACCGTGAATTGCGTCGGGGTCATGGGCAAGGGTGTCGCCCTCGCTTTCAAGACCCGCTGGCCGGGGATCATGGCGCCGTACAAGGCCGAGTGCCGGATGGGCCTTCGTCCCGGCGCCTGCCCAATCCATCGCCTCCCCGGCGGCCGGCATTGGGCCGCCCTTGCCACCAAGGATCACTGGCGCGACCCGAGCCGCATCGAATGGGTTGGCGCCGGCCTCGCCGTTCTGGCCGGCAGCGCCAAGGTCATGGGCATCAAATCCATCGCCCTGCCCCCGCCAGGCTGCGGCAACGGTGGGCTCGACTGGCGCCAGGTCGAGCCCATCGTGCTCGCGGTCTTGTCCGGCTTCGATGTCCGGATCTATGCCGAGCCGGCTACCGCAGCAGGGTGACGCCCGGCAGCAGGCTCAGCAGGTAGAGCAGCAGCACGATGATGACCAGGACCATGATCGCGGTCTTGATCCATTGGTCGATCGGCAGGGTTCGGACCAGCCACATGATCAGGCCGGCGATGATCAGGATGACGATGAGGTTGATCAGCAAGGCAACCGGGAACATTCTCAGTCTCCACCGAGGGGTTACGGGACGGGTTACGCGGGGGGTTACGGGATGGTTTGCGGACACGAGGTCGTGACCGAGGTCGCCGCGCTGATGCGGCGGCTGGACGAGGTCATCGTCGAGGCTGAGGCCGACGCCGAACGTGGTGAGCGTCGCCTGGTCGTCCGGCGCGAGATCCGCACCGATCACGTCCGGCTCTATGTCCGTGTTGGCCTGCGCGGCGTACCCGATTCCCGGTACGCGGCCCGAGCGCTGAGCCTGGTCGACATCACCATCGACGAGGACTACCGAAGCCGCGGCATCCTGCACCTGACCATGGCCTGGCTGGAGCAGCGGCGGGTGTTCGACGGGATCTACATCGAGAATGTCTTCAACGACCGGCTGGTCGCGTTTCTGCAGCGCCGGGGCTACCAGTCGTTTCCGGCATCCGTGGCGCCGATCGCCGGGTCGTGGTGGCGCCGGCATCCGCCTACAACCCCGCCCGCTTGAACGCATCGGCTTCACGGGCGCGCAGCTGGTCGAGCGTGTATTCCTTCCCCGAATAGTCGACGAAACTGTCCATCGACAGCTTGCCGTCCAGGTACAGCTTGGCCCTGGTCGGCCCGAGGACTTCGCGGACGAAATCGACCGGCTGGGTTCGCAGCCAGTCGTTGTAGGACAGGTCGCCCGGCACCTGCGTGATCAGCCTGTCGCGCTGGTCCTTCGGGATCTTCGACACCGGGACCGTCGCCCGCACTGCGGGCCGCTCGCCCGGCCCGATCTCCGGGATGTCGAGGCCGAGTTCCCGCCAGGTCTTCAGGACCGGGACCGTGGTCGACCGGCAGCGCCGATGGGCCGGCGGCCGAGGTCCGTGGCCGAGCGGGTAGATCTTGCCGTCGCGCGACCGGCACACCGCCGAGGTCCGGCCGTCCAGGGTCGACACCCAGCGGACGGCTTTGATCAGGTCGGCGTTCTCGCGGTAGACCAGTTCCCGCGCCGACGACGCGACGCCGTTGACCGCCGTCCGGACCAGGTTCTCGACTTCGCTGTAGGTCCGGTTCAGCCCCTCCTCTCGGATGCGCCGGATGATCTGCGGCGTGGTCTCGCCGGTGACGTAGCCTTCCCGGATCGCGGCGATGACGCGGGCGCCCTCGGCGTCCGTCATGGCGTTGATCTCGTCGCGCAGCAGCCGCCCGATGAACGGCCGGTTCGACACCGCCGCCCGCAGCTGGGCCGGCGCCACCATCGCCACGTCGAGGACGATGCCGAACCCGGTCGCAAGCTGGGCCGCCTGGAACGTGCCCTCATAGGCCGCCAGGTCGCGCAGCGCCGCCGTCAGGTCGCCGTTGAGAACGTCACGGGTCGACTTCTGGAGAGCCTGGATCTCCTCGCGCAGCGCCTGCAGCCGCTGGGTCGTCCAGTTCGGCGTCGGGATCTCGGCCGCATCCCTCGCCGTCAGGGCTTCGAGGCGGGCGCGGATTTGGCTCGCGAGGCGACTGTCGGCGGCGTGTAGCAGCTTCAGGACGCGCCGGAGCGTGCCGGCGCTGTACCGGAGCAGGTACACCATGTGGCGGGCGGCCACGTCGATCGCCAGCGCCTCTTGCGGCGTCATGGATCACGCTCCGGCCGCCGGCTGCGCGGGCTCTGCCGGCGCCGCCGGGTCGCCGCCGTCCAGGAGCGCCGCCTCCTCCATCGCCTGGTCGAACTCGGCCTGGAGGGTTTCCGCCTCCATGACCGGATCGAAGCCGTCCGCCAGGAAGCCGCGGCGCATCAGCTCGGCGAAGAACGTCTCCCGGCTGATCTCGCGGGCACGGCGCATCGCCAGGATCTGGTCGATGTCCTTGCCCTCCTCCTCGGTCAGGTCGAAATCCTTGAAGATGTCGACCGAACCGCCGGCCTCGTACTTGCCGCCGAGCCACATCGAGGTGAAGCCCAGTCCCGCCTCGGTCTGGTCGGACAGCTTGGTGACCATCAGGCCCAGCTGGCTGCGCTGGCTGGCCGCGTCGATCTCGGACGCCGTCGCGGTGATCGACGTGATGCGCGGGCGCAGCAGCTCGAGGCCGAGGACCGCCATCCGATCTTCGATCGCCAACAGGTCTTCCTTGCCGGCGTTGATCGCGGCGCCCTGGTGCTCGACGAAGCTGATCTTCGCCTGCGGGTCCGACGACCGGATCATCCGGGTCGGCCCGATCTCGACCGCCTGGATGTCGTCCTCGGTGAAGCCGGCCGCGAACAGGATCGGCACCCGCGCAATCGACAGGATGCAGCGCTGGTCGGACGAGGACTGCCAGTGCTCGACGTTGAGCCAGGCCAGCTCCATCAGCGGCGGCTCACCGATCAGCGGATCGCTCGACGAGCCGTACACCGTCGAGCACAGCGGCACGACGCCGAGCGACGACGGCGCCTCGGAATAGAGCGACCACACGTCGTCGGAGGACTTGCGCCAGACCTGGACCCGGTAGGGCTCGACCACCCGCACCTGGTGGATGACCTCCTCGCCGAACGGGCCGTTGTCCTCGCGGACGCATTCCCGGTAGCGGATCTGGGTCAGCCTGGGCGAGCCGTCGCCCTCGGCCCAGCGCCAGCCGATCAGGTCACGCGGATGGATATGCACCCAGTACGGCCGGGCTCCCTCCCGCTCCGCATCGGCCAGGGTCGCCCCCTCCCCGAGCTGGGGATAGCTGACCAGGAAATGCGAGGCGCCGTGCGAGCACAGCGTCCGGAACTGCCGGGCCATGAACACGGAGAGGTTGTTGCCTCGCCGGTCGATGTTCTCGGCCAGGGCCGTGATGTTCGCCGGCACGTCCGGCCCCGACGTGATCGACCGCTGGAACGGCCGGGCCGCCACCGCATTGACGGTGCGCTTGTAGGCCGCGAACAGGAACGTCGACTTCAGCCGCCGGGCGAAGGCACTGGCCGCCTCCTTCGGGAACGGCGGCAAATAGATCTCGGCCGCGGCACGCATCGCTTTCGTGCCGCCAAGCAAGGCGTCGATCATCTCCCAGTCTTCGCAGGCGTCGGTATATGCCTGGATCGGCGTGTTCACGTCGTCGTGTTCGGGATTCAACCGATCGGACACGGTCGTCGGGGGCATGTCTGTTCTCAATCGAGGCGAGAACACGGGCGCGAACCGGGTCCAGGCGGGTTGATGACGTGTCAGGTTGCTTTCAGGGGCGATTCCTTCGGCAGGAGGGACCGGTGGATGATGGCCCAGCCGCGGGTTGAGCCCGGAGACCACCAGGACGGAACCTCGGCATAGACGAACCGGGCATCTTCGGGCGCCGGGTCGTCGCTATAGGGGTGTGTGACCAAGACGGAGTTGTGCCAGCTGCCGCATCCCTTGGTCCCGGCCCGGCGAAACCAGAACAGATGATCGATTCCTGGCGACAGATCCGGCCAGCGCATCTTGTCGGGTTTGCCCGAAACCTGCGGGCCGTAAGGGTTGGTGAACCGCCACAAATCCAGAAATGACGAGCTGATGTACCTCCACTCGCCGCCCAGCAAGGCCGGGAGCCCAGTCTCGCAGAATATCTCGACGGCCCGGACGCGGGCCTCCTCTTCCTGCCGGAAGAATCCTTGCCATTCAGGGTCTTGAGTGGACGGCGTCCGGGCTCCGAGGAGCTGCTGATGCTGCGCCCACCGTATCTCCGTCAGGATCGGTGCCATCTCAGGGATTTCGAGCATCGGCATCGGTCTCCTCAGAAGGGCATGGACAGGGTTGCCGTCCGGCTGACGTTCGAGGTCAGCAGGTAGCGGGTGTCGTCCGCCGCGTGATCCTCGGCGTCCGTGTCAATATCGTCGGGTTTTTTCAAGTCCCGTTGCAGGACTGGGACAGTCCTGATCCAGTGTTCGCAGGTATCGAACACGTACAGGCCCGGCAATTCCAAGTAACGGTCGATGGAATTACTGAGACGTTCCCGCATCAGAGCCCAGCCAGGCACGCGGGAATTGTCCGCCCGGTTGAACACCATGACATGGCCGGCCTTGCGGGCGCCGTCCCGCATCTGGTCGTAGATCGACGGGCCGCCCTCGGTGCGGTAGATCGACGGGTCCGCGACGCAGCCCGACCACTGCTTGCCGTAGCTGCGCTGGGCGATGCCGGCGCCGAGCAGCGCGTTATCCAGGCGCAGGCCGACATTCGGCTTGATCCCGCCGCGCTCGTCCTCCTGGCACGTGTACCACTCGGACACCCGGATCGTGCTGCCGCGCGGAAAGTACCCGCCGTCCGGCGCCTCGGTGCCATCCGAAATCGCCCAGATCCCCAGGCTCGCCGGCTTCGCCGAGCCCCAGTCGAACGACCGCCGGAGCCGCCAGGTCTTCGGGATCTGGAACGGCTTCAGCACATGCCGCTGCGGGTTCCAAACGTCGTCGAAGAACCC